GTTGGTGTCTCACTACTTGTCGGAGTATTAGTTGGTGTTTCACTTGGTGTTTGAGTCGGTGTAGCCGTAACAGTTTGAGTATTTGTGGGAGTATTACTTGGAGTAACTGAGCTGGTTGGTGTTGGTGTCGGATCAAATGATCTTGCGCTGAACGAAAAGCTCTCATAATTATAAGAATTATCTAGCAATCTGGGACTATTGCCAATACCAGCCCCCCAATACCAAACAGATCCATCTCCTTGAATACCATAACTAATATTTTGTCCAATATTGCCATCAAAAATATAAACCTCTCTCCAGTCTCCAGAAATATTGACTGGAATATATCGGGGTGCATAATCATTGCATCCTAGTTGACCCTGATTATTAAATCCCCAAGACCATAAACTACCATCCTTTTTTATAGCCAAAGTATGATTATGTCCAACGACCAACTTAGACCAATTATCATCTATTCCAACTCTAACAAAATTTATTGATGAAGTTATTGAATTATTATCTCCAAACCGTCCTTCATTTAGTCCTCTTGCCCATAGGTATCCGTTACTAGTAATAGCCATAGCATGATTTTGACCAAAACCAATAGAATTGATAGGTGTAGTGCCTATGGAAGTTGGGACATTACTAATTACTTCTCTTAGATATTTATTGTTTTTGTTGATTAAACAATATATACTTCTAGTTACTAAACTATCTGTTAAATTCGCTATGACACTCATTGATGCTAATGACATAGCGTCTATTGTTGCCTCTTTTCCTAGAGAAGCACTATTATTTCCTATTAATAGTTGGTATAATGTATTTGTCGTGGGGGCTGTTTTAATTAATACATAAAGAACATAATTATTAGATGATCCTACTTGACCATAGTTTATGTCTATTATTGGCTGGTTGGCTAATGCTCTTATTAATTTAGGATACATATTTTCTGTATAAATATCAGTATCCGGATCATCTGATCCTCCCCAGCCATATAAGTATCCTTGGGAAGAAATAGCAAAACTTAATGATAAATTTTCTCCAATAGACAATGCTAAAACTTTAGTAAAAACAAGATTTTCTAATAACGATTCAATTTTTGGCTGTTGAGCATATTGTACTAGTGGTCTAGCGTCTGGAATAAGCTTATAAGTATTTCCTGTCTTATCAGTATTAACATTCTTACCCCAGAAATAAAGATGTTCCCCTGTCGGTATAGTTCCTGTAGGAGTTTTAGTTATAGTTTGGGTAGGAGTAGCGCTGCTAGTAACAGTATTAGTTGGTGTTGTTGTGGGGGTTGTGGTTGGAGTAACTGTTCCGGTTCTAGTAACAGTATTAGTAATAGTATTAGTTGGTGTTTCTGTGGTTGTTGGCGTTTGACTTGGTGTTTCGGTATTTGTTGGTGTTGCACTATTACTAACGGTTGGCGTTTGAGTGGGGGTCTGGCTGTTGCTGATTGTTGGCGTTTGTGTTTGACTATTACTAATAGTTGGTGTTATAGTAGGTGTCGGAGTTTCACTTAAAAAGGGAGTTAGTGTTGGAGTTGGTGTTCTTGTTGGGGTTTCACTGTTACTAACTGTGGGAGTAGGAGTACTACTTTGACTAACAGTTGGAGTAGCACTATTACTGACAGTGGGCGTTATAGTTGGAGTACTACTATTACTAATAGTTGGAGTAGGGGTTGCACTATTACTAACTGTTGGAGTTATCGAACTTGTTGGAGTTGCTGTTGGAGTACCGCTATTACTTATAGTTGGAGTTCTTGTTGGAGTCGCACTATTACTAACGGTTGGTGTTTGAGTTGGTGTTTGTGATCGTGTAGGTGTCTGAGTTGGTGTTACTGTTGAACTTTCTGTTGGAGTTTGACTAGGAGTTTTACTATTAGTTGGAGTTACTGTTGGTGTTTCGGTGCTAGTCGGAGTTTGACTAGGAGTTCTTGTAGGTGTTACTGGAGGAGTAGAGGTTGGACTATTTGATGGAGTTCGTGTTTGACTGGGTGTTAGTGTATTGCTAGGTGTTACAGTTGGTGGCGGAGTTCTTGAAGGAGTTACCGGAGGAGTAGAAGTTGGACTATTTGATGGAGTTCGTGTTTGAGTTGGAGTCTGACTGTTGCTGACAGTTGGAGTTGGTGTTCTGGTTGCACTGTTACTGATAGTTGGTGTTACAGTCCTAGTAGGAGTTCGAGTAATACTAGGAGTTAGTGTTGGAGCAGGGGTGTTGCTGGGGGTTATGGTATTTGTTGGCGTTGGAGTTGGGGCAATGGTCTTTGAGCTAGCCAATACTATGCTAGGAATAGTTTTGAGACCATAAGGTTGAGTATATGTTGAATTAATAGAACCATCAATTCCAAAAGACCAATCCGTAGCAACTTTCAAAAAACTAGTACTCTTTTTTGTAGAGTCAGTAAGAGAAAATTGTTCGTATCCAATATTAATAGAAATTTGGTAATCTCTATTAACAGAAATATGAAATAAAATACCGTCAGACCTAATAGCATCCACCATATTTGGCTTGTCATATAAATTTGTATATGTTTTGGGAAATAGTTCATCTCCTATGGATATATCTAACCATGTATCGTTAGATATTAATGTAGTACCAGTTATATCGTTTGGATCGCTGGTAAATTTTGTTGATGTATTTATTTTATACAACTTATTATCTTGTCCCAAAACAATACCATAAATACTACCATACGGATACTCTTTAGTAAGACTAACTATTTTTTTAATTCCTGCTGAGATGCCTAGGTTTGTTGGAACAGAATGCCCGAATCTTCCCAAGAATTGTACCCTATTCAATTTGTCAATACCATATGTGGTATAAAAATCTCCAATGTTAAAAGCATCTATATCTCTTAACCCAAACATTGGTTGGGGATATACTTTGACTGGAGTATCAAACTTAGTAGTCTCTGGCAATTGAGAAGTGATTAAGGAATTACTGTTGTATCCCCAAGCATATACTTCATCAAATTGATTTATGGCAAAAATTGTTACATTTTGTCTGGGGTTTTTTCCAACAGTTATATATATATCTTTCCAATTGTCTGTAATTTTACCTTTTAGAGTTATAGCAGTAAGCCATTGTCTTCCAGATGCTGCCACACACTGGTAAGAACTGCCATTCCAATATCTGTGAAAATTATTTCTTGGATCTATATAGTTAGTATTACCAGATGGGTCCCGATTGTCATGAGCAGTAACATATCTATATCCAAACGATTGTGCTATTTTAGCATATGTTTCTCTGTCGTTATAAAGCCAAGATCCCGCTGCTCCGTTGGAGTCACAAGGAGCCGACCCTCCTGTTAAACCATTTAATATCGAAGCTAAATAAGCTGGTCCTTCCAATCTAGAACCATAAGTTATGTCTCCATCACCTTGTGTGCCATTAAAAATATCTATTTTTTGAGGTCTGTAAAAATCCACAGTATTAGAATAAGTCTGTGATAGATTAGTAATATTATCAAAACTTTTATAGGTTATGAAAGGAACAGTCCCGTCTAATTTATCAAATATGGCTTTTGTTCTGCCTCCTGTTCCACTTAGCACTTTTCCATTATACTCACTATATCTATTACCGTTATAACGACTAAAAACGTCGTTCGCTATAGTCCATAGTTCTCCGGTTGTAGTTAATCCAACTAGTACTCCTGGCCCCAAAAGAACCTTAGACCATTTTTTCCCAGTAAATTCAGGCCAACTACTAAAAGGATTAAAAATTGTAGCATATGGTTTGTAGTCATAAACAGTTAACCAATTATAAAACTTGGGGGCTTGTAAATGAACATTTCCGTTAGTGTCAACAACTGCCACACCCATATTTTCTCTGGTTTTACAGTCAGGAAAATTTGAAGAAAAGGTATTAAATAGTAATCCTGACGTTTGATTACTATAAGACATGGATTTTGGAATTAAACTGTTAGCTTTATGTGTGGTTATACCGTCGCTAGAAAAAAATGTGGTTGTAGGACTTAGTGAGTATGCTCCCAATTGTTGATTGCAGGAGCCATTATCTACTGTACTAAATATCCACGGAACATGTCCTTTAACAAATATGCTCATTTAATATTTATCCTTATATACAGTCTGTGCATTCTACAGTTAGAAAGTCTGTTGTTGTTTTATTTGATCCGTCTTGAGCAGTAACTTCTATTTTAGCTATAATTGGCGACTGATTTTGAATATTAATTAATGCTCCTATCTGACCAACACCATCTCCAAATCCTATGATTCCACTAGATGGGGTTATAGTAGATGTTGAGTTATCAAGATTAAAAATATACTTATATGGTTTACCCTTATCAAAAGATGAACAGCTAACAATTACTGGCAAAGATTCATAAGCACAATCTGATGTAAGGGTCTTTTTTGGAGCGTCAACAAACTTTACTACTGGATAATTTTCTACTCTTCTTGGTAAGCAGGATTTGCATCTTATAAAAACAGTATCTGTAATTGGAACACAAACATCATATGGTTCAGCCACTATAGAAACTTGTAATATGGAATATAAATTATTTTGACCATAAGTTTCTCTATAGTCTGGATCTAAATTATAGTTTGTAAAACAGTCCGGACAATCTTCTGCTATTAATGTTGGAGCAAACATTAGGTATGCATTAATGCTTTCTGATGTTGCTTGAGGAGTAAATACTCCTTCTCTTGGTAATATTTTAACTGGCCAGTTTGACTGGAAATTACTAATAGTATATTTGTATCTTGTTCCAATAGATAATTGACCAAATCCAACAGTTAAATATTGATAATGGTTAGCTTCACCCTCTATATTAAAAGATGGTGCTGGAAATGTTATTGTGGGCGACTGTGGAACCAAACATTGTGTAGATCCGCTACTACTAACTAATCCACCAACAGCTAAAACATTAACAGGATAAGTAACGCCAACTTCCATTATTACATAGTAAGACTTATTGGTTTCTAATGTTTTTAATGAAGAGTTTGGATCTGGAACATTAAGTGTTTTATAGAAAGTAGGAATTAATCCATTAGTAGCCTGAGAAGCATATATTGTCTGAACCGAAGATATAAACCTATTGTATCTGGTCAAATCATCTGTTGATAAATTTTTTGGAGCTTCTAAGAGATTCAAAGGGTCTTTGCCCAAATATGTAAAGATGAAATAACGAGAAGTAATTATCATTAGTTATTCTCCTAGCTCAAAACTATTCGTGGTGATGTTAATAAGATTCTGTTATATGTTAGAACATTTCCTGACAGTACAAAGGATATGTCTATTAATGTCGAAGGACCTAGTCTTGTAGCATCATATTGCATTTGACCAATTACGACATTTCTGTAGATAATATCTGTTGTGCTAAGAATATTAGAAGAAGAAGTATCTATAAGTGGTACTGTAATAGAAATATTAGTATAAGCACTATTGGTTATAATAAATCTTGCAACAATGTTTTCATCAACAACATACAGATAATCGTTAGTGTTATTAAGATAATATGATAGCAAGTCTGGTGTTCTACTTGTTGGCGTTGGGGTCATTGTCATTGTCGGAGTGGGTGTAGGAGTAATTGTGGCAGTCGGAGTGGCCGTAGGACAGAGAATATTTAACATATCCTGTGCTACGGTGCATCCGTCCGTTAAAGATACTTTTAGTAGTAAATGATTAATCATAGTTATGGTCTCTTATATTACTAATACACTATTGTTGAAATACACAGGGTTCAAGATTGCATGGTTGTTGTAATGCTGCAATTTCCGAATAATGAAAATCTTTTAACATATCATTACAATTATCACTACTATAAAGATAAATTGGTCTAGTTGTTTTAATTAAGCCAGTTTCTACATCTTTTAATGTTGCATATAGTATTACTATCTGATTGGCCGTAATAGTGAAAATAGACATTACCTTTTGCTTAGTTGCTCCAGCAAAAAACCTGCCAGACTCTGGCTTTATGTTTAGTGTTGGTATTGTTGGAATAAAGTGAAATTCGTATTCATATAATCTATTAATATTTAATTCAGAACATAACAGTGAAACTGGAGCATCTACATATGAAGAATTTTTGACTACTATTGGTTGTTCAACAGTATTTGGGAAAGATGAGGTTTCAACTGTTCCCAACATACTAAGGTTTTCAAAATCAACCCTGAATAAATTATTTGTGTTTGTTACATTACAGTAATTACATACTACCTGGGCGATGTCTTTACTAATAACTCTGTTATTTTTGAGGAGTTTGATCTGGATTAGTGCTGATTGTACGCACTTCATAGACAAAATAGTTCTACAGTCTACTGTTAGAGCTTTAGCCTTAATATCAAATCCGTCAGAAACTTCATTGGTTATCGGAATAGAGCAACAAGGTGATAGAAACTCATAAGTTCCTTCGTTTTGTCTAATAGTATTGAGATATTGAATATCTAGTATATCATACTCTACTGAATAATCATTATTTAAGTTTAAATTAGACATCCTATATTCTAATAACACCTTTTCTGAACAAGATATTGTTTTATCTGCCACGGCGTCAACAAGCACAGCTTCTGAAATATCTGAAGATTCACCAACAGCAGAACATGTGCTATAAATTATACTTCCTTTTGGATTTTTAATTCTAACCCAAACAATATTCTCGTGAGGGTTTTGATTTGTTGGATGTGCTAAAATTTGTATACTATAGTCTAGTCTATTTGTGGCCTTAATTAATCCTGCAAGACGTTCTGAAATAACATTACTAGCATATCTGTCTCCTGATTCTGATCCTATTCCATCAGGCATTAATGCAGGAGGACTTCCTTCAGTAGCGTTATTTAAATTAGCGTCTAAAACTATAATACCATTTATTACAATGTTGAATCTAGCAGCATCACAGCGATGACCACCGAAACAGGGAGCATTTGCAACATCATTGTCTACATAAATTGCCTCTACTAGATAGTCTTTTAGAGTAAAATTTTCAGGTATAATAATGGTGTTTAGTATATTGTTTTTAAATTTTATTTTTTCCATAATCTAATACCTTTATGAGCAGTTTCTTATTATAAATACAAATATTTTACTGGATACCACAACACCAACACTATCTAATATTGATGCTATACATGTTTTATTATTTAAGCTTGCGTCTACACCAGTAAGTAATATGTCTAGTGTACTCTCATCTGTATCTGCTGCTACATCAAATGTAGAAGCTAATATTTCTGGTTTCTCGACAGTATTTCTAACAACCTGTAATACATAACTGCCCTGTAAAGCTTGCTTATTCTTTTTCCAAGATATGCTAACTGCTGGAGAATCTCCGACACACTTATCTACTATAGAAGATATATAAAGGTCTGAGGTTGGTAATAACGGTGTTGGGGTTGGAGTTGGTGTTGGGCCTGGAGCGCAAGGACATTCTTCAACACCAACAAACACTGAGTCTTCAGTAAGTGTTGAACAAGAATCTCCAAAATCAATCCTTCCACCAATATCTCCAGAGAATGGTCCTAATGCTAATTGATTATTATCGAAAGTAATAGTTTTAATATTGAGTGTTGAATTAGTATTGTCTCCGCTAAATCCAACTGCCACATAATTATTATCAAGTTTAGTTATCTTTTTAAGCAAGTTGTGGGGCACTAGCTTATCAAATCTATCTATCTTTACAGCTGTAACTGAAGATAAATCTGAACTAATTTTAAGATATCCGAACAAAATTCTAGACGAGGTATTGTATTTTTTAATCGATCTTTCTAATACATTTAGTGTTCCATTACTATCTTCTGGTTGTCTATCACACGGTAGAGCTACGCAATCTCTATAAGAAAGTCTACTATATTCAAAACTACCAGTTACTAAAGACTGTTTTTCTAACCAATGAAGTAAACTTCTAGAGGATCCTCCTATAGTATCTATCGGATTAGATAATATGTTAATATTTAAAGGTAAAATTAAATAGTCTGTCATATCTAATTCATCACACGGACTATTCAAAAAACTTACGGTTAAAGAGCGAATATCTGATGGATTAACATCATTTGCAACCTTAAATATCTGATTGTCTATAACAAGATCTTTAAGATCTGTGGCAGAGTCTGGGGACATAATGGGCTTAGTTCCATTACTTAAATACTTAAAAATAGTTAAAGACTTATTTTCTCCATTAGCTACTACATTTAATGTATTTATACTTCCTATTCTTTTGACAAATAACGTTTGATAGTACGTGTCTTTATTGTTAATATTTGTATATAGATACCCTCTCTCTCCGAACGTAGTATCTATTTTAGACTCGTCAGATAAATATTTAACAACTATAATTGTATTTCTTTTTGTTGACGAAAAAGACTCAAAAATTATGTATGTTTCATTTCCATAAGTCTTTATAGACTTGCCTACAATTTTATTTCCATCAAATTCTGGTAATAAAGACCTAAACGAAATATATCCAACATTATCGTTAAAAGTTGCGTCTATAACTCCAGAGTTTGTAAGTCTAACAGCAATACAAACAGAATGCTTATTTATTAAATCATAAGCATTACAGAATACTATAATTTTATTATCTGTTTGCAAAGAAACAGCAAAAACATTTATTAACCTTATTTTATTATTGTCTATTGTGTCTAGAGTTATATATCCGTTATTTGATCCAAAAGTTCTGTCTATTGATCCTGATGCTAAATATCTTGCTATTAATGGTTTATATCCACTTTCTCCAGCGGCAATAATCTTTGTTTGACCAGACGCAACCTGATTAATTACACATGAGAATTTACTTGCTACTTTTAAGTTTGTTGTATCGTAAAATGCAGAATTAACTTTTCCATTAATGCTGAAACTTGTATCTAAATCAAAAAATCTAGTAGTTATATTATTTTCTGTTTTTGTTACTAATTTAGTTTTAGCTAGTATTGATTCAGAGATATTAGTCGATGAAGTTATTGAATTACAAGATGAATAACCAGAAAGTATTATGCTAGTATCTGTTACAACAGCGTCTGTAAGCTTGTCTATAGAAACAGATTTCATACTATCTATAACATCATAAGAATCACAAGCTATTTCACTTTTAAGATTAACAGTAAGACAAATGGCTGTTGGTGTTGGCGTTGGAGTTTCACATGGTGGGCAGTTTATGCCTCCTCCAGATGTTTGTTTATTGAATACTAATGGATCTTTTCCAATAGATATCTGTTTTGTCATTGAAATCTCCTAGCTTAACGACCATATTGTGTCTTTATTGCTCAACCCCTGAGTTACATACACTCGCAACTCAGTAATGAAATTAGCATTATCTCTCAAGTCTGTTGATCTTGTCCAGTCTTGTTCAGCTCCGTTTATTAAATATATTCCGTTGTCTACTGCATTAGATTGATTCTTTACTAAAATTCTATCTCCAGATACTGTTTGAAGACCATCAATAATAGGTAAGTTTTTCAGAAGAGTATCTGCTGTTGTAGCTAATCTAACCTGTCGAATTACTGTATCGTCCGCACATCTGAGAGAGGAAACCATAGGAGCAACAGTATCAAAATTAGATGGTAGTAACCATTCAGTCTTTGCATTTGTCTCTCCGTTTGTTACATATACTGGACAATAATCCTGAGATCCACTGCCAACATTATCTTTAAATGTGGTGCAGAAAGATCCTTGGGCTGGATTATAAGAAACTAATATCCATGAAGCAAACTGACTTCCTGAATTTTGAACAACATAAACGTCTGATCCTCCCCATTTATTTGGGGCATAATTATTTTTGACCAAAACCAAATCTCCTACAGCCAAAGGAATACCGTCTATGCTTAATTGTTGTCTAAATCCTGTCATTATACCATTTCTATAGACCCCATCTAGAGTTGTGTAATTAAGTGGAGAACTTGTTGCGACCTTAACTATTAGATAGGTTCTCTGTGAACATCTATTTACCAATGTTGATGTTGGGGTTGGCGTAGAAGTCTTAGTAGGTGTCTGTGAGGGCGTTGGAGTTGTTGTTGGAGTTTGACTACTCGTTACAGTATTTGTGGGGGTAGCTGTATTTGTCGGAGTGGTTGTTGGAGTAGTTGTAACTGTTGGTGTTGTTGTTGCACTTTCTGTTGGGGTTTGACTATGTGTTGGCGTTTGTGTCTGAGTTTGTGTTGAGGTTGGAGTTGTAGTTGTGGTTGTTGTTGGAGTCGGGGTTGGAGTAACGTTTAGTATTCTCTTGCAGTCTTCGTCAAAATAATAGCAAACATTCCCTACTGCCTGATCAAATAAGAATGAGGCACCTCTGCAATCAACCAGATTTTGTTTATTTACACTCTTACAATCTACCTTAATTGCTCTAGTTCTTAATATCTCTCGTGAGTCATATTCATATATTTTAATTGTGATATAATTATATTCACAGAAGTCTGTTCTTAAAGACATATATGCCGATGTGAAGAACTGATAGTCTCTTGCTATAAAATTATCTTCAGTAGTAAATATCTTAATGTTATCTGTTCCTAAAATTTCATAGAAATATTGAGCACCAACAACGAGATTAACAAAAACAATATCGAATTTATAATGGGGGGATATTTGTTTATTGTCATAGCAGCATTCTACATAATATGTAGGCTGATCAGTACCTATACAAACATTTAGATTGTCGTTCGAGGGAGTTACTGTTGGAGTGTTTGAAGGAGTTTCACTTATTGTAGGAGTATTTGATGGGGTTCGTGATGGAGTAACTGTGTTTGTTGGTGTGTTTGTTGGTGTTCTAGTATATGTGTGGGTTGGGGTTAGCGATTGTGTCGGAGTATTTGTTGGTGTTTCAGTGGGTGTGGGTGTTTGTGTAGGAGTTGAAGAAAAAGATACTGTTGGACTTGGTGTTATAGACGAAGTAGGTGTTTGGCTATTACTTACTGTTGGTGTTGGTGTTTGACTATTGCTAACTGTTGGCGTTGGAGTCTGACTTTGACTTACTGTTGGCGTTGGGGTCTGACTATTGCTTACAGTAGGAGTTGTTGTACTAGTTTGTGTTGGAGTCTCTGTTGGTGTCGAGCTTGCAGTCCTAGTAGGAGTACTGCTGGGAGTTCGTGTTTGGGTAGGTGTTGGAGTGGTTGTTGGAGCCGGAGTAGCAGTTGGGGTTTCAGTGCTAGTAGGTGTGATAGTCTGAGTAGAAGTATTAGTTGGCGTGACGGTTTGTGTTGGAGTTGCTGTAATTTCTGGAGGAATAGACAAACAGTCTATTGTTACAGTATCTTCTACAACAGTATCAGAATCCATATCTAATAAAGAAGACTTGATAATAAAATATCTAGAGTTTTGACAAGCAGCTTTGACAACATAACTAGATGAAACACTTTGTCCTGCCACAAAAGTATAAGACGAAGGATCAAAAGACACTGTTCCATCAGCAGAAATTTTCTGCATGGACAGAGTATAACTATTACCAGATACTAATCCGCTAAAAGATAGATATAAATTAACACCCAGAGAACAATCTAATGAGTCTTGTACTGTAATTATGGATTGTGAAAATTTTATATTTAGCATCTAGTTCCCCTTAGCTACACTTTAAAGTTCCTAATATTGTCTTATTAAAATTATTGAATGGATCTTGTACGGTTAGTTTTACAATAACAGAATTATTATTTCCAGTATATTTTGCTATAGAATTGATATTTAAGGCCACGTCTCCAGCTAATAGATTTCCACTAGCGGGGAAAAATCCAAGATATGTTGAGTCAGACGAATTTAGTGTTGAAAATTCGTAAGAATATCTGTGACCTATTACAAGATTTGATAGTTCTGCTATAATACTGTTGGGTACTCCTCCGCACGAAATGTTTTGGTTTTGCTCTAATAGTGAGACAGAAAAATACTGAGGATCTCCACACTCTATAGAAACTATATCTTCTGCCTTGTCTTGGCTATTGGTTACATTAGTAACATTTACCTTCACAGTATTTACTCTAGAGTTTGACATTTCCATAACAACTACAAAAGTTTCTGATGTTTGAATCCCTGTTATCTTAAAATTATTTGGTTTAAAAACAACATTACCAGATCCTATATTGGCAAACGAACAATTATATTGTTCTCCAGGAATCATATTCTCTACAATAAACTCTACTGGAATACCGTGAGGGCAGCACGTTTTGTTAGTAATTTTTATATTTGTGTCGTTAAATTTTACTTTTAATTTTCCCATTTATTTTTACCCTATTGACAGGAAGAACATTGTACTAATAAATAATCTTCAAATTCATCTTCATCTTGGTTTCTTACAACCAACTTAATGCAATAAATATCACTCTTTCCAATAAATTTCCCAACACAAGAAATATTCTGTACAACATCTCCAGCGACAACAGTGCCACTGCTAGGAATAAAAGTGATTACATTTTTTGGATTAGTCTCTAAAGACGAGAAAGTATAGGAATAAGATTTTCCCTGAACAGCATTATATATATTGGCCACTATATTAACTTGAGCATCACATCTATATGGTTCTTGAACATTCTGTATTGGTTTATTGTTAAATTTTACATACTCAGATAAAACAGTAGGAGAAGGATTTGTTGGACAATTTTCTATTGTTCCGCACTTAACAGTAACAATATCTGTAGCACTTATTTGGGTTCCAACTTTAGTAATCAACACTTTCATTATATAGATTTCAGCATCATTAATAATTGCTAATGTTGAAAACTTTTGTTTTGTTTTTGAGGCGTAAAAGGTCTCTGTTCCTGGGTTGAATATTTCATCACTACTATTAATAAGTAAGTAGCTTATGCTATATTGTCTTCCTGGTTCTAAATTATCTGCTTCGACAGAAACAACTATTTTTTTACACTTAGTTTGTTCAGAATTAAGTTCAACAATTTTTGATTCTGCAACACCAAGAACGGGTGGTCCTGTGTAATGACTAAAATCAAAATCTATATACAGATTGGTTGTGGTCATTTTATTGGCCTATTAATACATAGTGGTAGAGATATTATTTTATACACTATAGCCTCTCATTATTGCATCTGATTGCGGTCATGGTTTCAATTGTATTATATTGGTCTGAGAGACGACATTTGATCAAATTATCTGTGTCTCCACTAAGAATTTGTACGTTGGTATATAGATTACTTACGGGTTGAGATAGGAATATTGTTCCACTAGGATTATCAAAAACAATGTAATCATTATTAATTAGTGGACTAAAAGAATAATTATATGCAACGTTAGGTTGACCACTTATTTGTACAGTTAATAACTTTGGAGATTCGCAACAATCCAAGTCTAAAATATTAGAATCAAAACTTAGTGTAAAGTCTACTGGTTTAGGTAGCGGAGTTTGAGACTGACTTGGAGTAGGAGTAGGTGTCTGGGCTGTTGCAGACGGTGTGATCGTATTTGTTGGCGTGACAGTTCTTGTCGGAGTATTGGTCGGAGTAGTTGTGGGAGAAGATGTATTTGTTGGAGTATTGGTCGGAGTACTACTATTAGTAGGAGTTGCTGTTGAAGTAGGAGTATTAGTGGGGGTTTCTGTTGTTGTTGGAGTTTGAGTAGTAGTATTTGACGGAGTATTAGTTTGCGTAGAAGTCACTGTTGGTGTTACTGTCGAAGTGCTAGTTACTGTACTGGTTGGAGTATTAGTAGCTGTGGGGGTCATTGTTTGGGTCATTGTTGGAGTTTGCGTAACACACAATAGTCCACACTCTATAGAAGCAAAATCCGTATATACATTTGTACCATTTAGGCTAATAGAAAGCTTAACTAAATGGGAACTAGCTCTTTCTATAATCCCACTAATTTGTGCTGTTGTATATATATTACTTAATGATGAACTTGGTGTGTAAGAATAACCGCTTGGATTTAATAATACTGTTCCACTAGGAGTTGATCCCTGATGAGTAAAATTAACAACATATGTATCATTTATACTTAAGGGAATTCCACTAAAAGGAATAACGATACCATCTTCACACTTACTAATTGAATAATTAAAATTTTTAGACATAATCTATTCCTATGAACAATCCCTACAGCATATCGAAGCTATATTTTCTGCTAATACAACACCATTTAGTTTAACAACAAACTTTATAAGAGTAATACTTTCTGAACCACGCATCTCTAATATGATGCTTGTGCTTCTGTTTGTGCTGGATGTTGGTAGTAATGATCCTGTTCTAGAACCTGTGAAAGTTACTCCATTATTATTTAAGTCAACAAATTCATAGGTATAGCTTTCTCCTAATGTTAGATTAGAAATACTAGCAGTTAATGTGTCTCCTGTACAACAGAATGTTGAGAAATCACTAAATGTGATTACTGGTACAGTTGAGGCTGATGCAAACACTGGTAAATATTTAACTATCAATCCATTAGTTAGTTTTGAATATATGATGCCAGTTGTGGCGTTCATTACAAGTTCTCCAACCTCTAACTGATTAGCTGCAGGAGGATTAGCTGTTGTTATATCTCTTTTTATTTTAAAGTTTGACATTATGGTGCCACTCCACTAAATACTATTACTCCACAATCCATAAATATGTCTCCACTAACTTTGATTTTTTCAGCATATAAGTAGCCGTTCACAGTTAATGTAGCATATTGTGTCTCACTAATATTATATGGAATAGCTCCATTTACTACAACTTGTGACTCATCTTTACTATTGTCATTATAATCAGCATTAACATATAATGCGTAATTACTTGATGATCCATAAACACCAAAGTCTATTTTTTTCTTATCTGAATTAAATAATGTTGATGTTCCTGGTCTAATGCTAAACCTATTTGTTGTTGGCCCATTATCAACTTGTGTACTAAGATAGGCTCCTCTTGTGGTGGAGTATATTGTAGCAACACCGCTGGATACGCCCATAGTAGCAACTAACAGAACAGTATTTCCTCCCACAACACTTTGACCAGTAATAGTAGTATAATATACTGTACTATTTTTTGTTACTGATATTGTGTCTCCGGTAACAAACTCCTCTGCTGAAATAGTATCTGTTATAGTTATCTGGGTGCTACTATTAATAGTTGCATTTCTAGTTGGATATTTATTCCATGTTATATTTGCTCCGTCAAATATTAGGTCATATCCTGTTAGTGTTTTCCATTGAGCAACTCCATTACCCATATGAACTAACATAGCACCAGAAGGGAGTGGAGAATTTCTATCAATAACTAAACCACTAGTAGCAATATATCCCTCTGTAAAAATATCTGGTTGGTTGCCATTTATTGTATACGATGTATTAGTATTTACTTTAACACTTTTACTAAAAACAATATTTGAGGTGCCAAGAGTGATTGGTGCATAGTTTGTTAGTTTTGAATTTGACAATGTTAAAAGATAATTATCTGTTAAACTGGGAATTATTAAGTCTGTGTTAATATTTAGTCCACTACCATTTACATAAATATTTGATAGTCCAGAGACTGAAACATCTCCATTTTTAACAACAAGACCACTATTATTTCCTAGGATAAGATCGTCAATATTATAATCACTAGCATAAATATTTTGACCACTCATTAACACTATCTGACCGTCAGCGTATGAAGAACTAAATCTGTATTCATTAGACGTTACGCCAGATGCTAAAACCCCTCCATGAACATCAAGCCTAGTTGTTGGAGTTTTGCCAACACCAAGATTACCCCCAATAAATTTAGTAGATAATGATCCACTATTTTGTATTTCAATAGAATTATTTTGAATAACAACTTGATCATTATTTTTGCCAATAACAACGCTATTATTACCAGAACAAGTTAAAGAATTACCAAAGAGAGCATTATTACTTCCAGTGACTGTATTATTCTTGCCAACGACCACATGATCTCCACTGGTTGAATTCCCGTGACCTATTTTAATATGATTCTTACCAAGTTCTACTATATTTACATTATTATTGTTGTCTATAACATCTATTAGTAAAGATCCACGAGATGTTGCTGTTGCAGAATCTAGGATTTTGGACTTAATGGAGGCATAATTTGTTTGATTAGCCGTCTCATTTTTTCCTGCTAAATTAATTATTGCCGGATAATCACCAGAAGATGGGACTGTTGTTGGTCTATGATAAAGAGTTAATACTGATGGATTGGTGGAATGTCTATTTTCAACCCTGATACTTTCTGAACAAGCATTTTGGAAAATATGCAATGGAACCTGTGGAACATAATTAGGTGGCATATTTAAGCCAAGCTTGCCGTCAGAATCAAAAAATAAATTCTTTCCAGACTTACCATTAACAATAAAATTATAACTACCATTATTTACATTAAATTCATTATGACCAGAAGCTCTTAGTATACTAGTATAATCAGAATTGTCTCCTATTAATAAATCATGATTAGCATTCGTATAAAGATTTGATCCTCCAAATCCACCACTTCCGTTATTAACTTGAAGTGAGTATGATGATCCTTGTGGAGATCCAGACTGAACAACAATATTTTGTTCTAAAGATAACCAACCTGATCCAGTAGATATAAATTGGTTGTGGTCATCAGTTGATATTGTGTAAGAACTACCATCGTTAATAGTTTGAGAACCAGATGGCTTAACGTGAAGAGTATGATTATTTGTAGCATTAATGGTTTTGAAGTCAACTACTAGTCCAGCATTAGCAGATGTTGCAGAAGGTAGTAGTCCTGATGAGCTTGATGAATATAGGTCAACAAGATATGTTGCGCGATAGGATTCTACGTTAAAATTACCTGATGTAGAAACAAAGTTATTAAAAGCATTTTTACTATTAACTTCGTTGGGAACAATATATATTGCTTTGCTTCCTGCGGTACTAAATGCCACAGTATTATTACTATTAGAAGAACTAACTATTGATCCTCTTTGTATGGCTAATCCATTTCCACTGGAGACTACGGTGCCAATTCCTGACTCAAATTCTAGTTCACCATTATTGAATATATTACGGGCTAAATATGATATTCTACTATTAAGATGGCTATTATTTATTGGATTATAACCTGGAGTTGACCCATTTGGTACTATTGTTCCATTGCTATAATTAAAAGTACTCGCTATGTTATCAAATAGTTTTATTATATTGGTCATTTATTAGTCTTTCTTAAACTTGTTGTCCACCCATAACTCCAGGACTTCTAGCTGCTCCTTCTCCTGTTGTTGCTTGATCATATCTTGCTAATTGTTCACCAGCTTGTTTCATAACATTACTGGCCAATGCTGGTCCTAGATTGTTCATTACTTCTGCGCCATTAAGGGTAATATTAACTCCTAGCTGCTCACTAGTTAATCTAATTTCAGTTGGAATATTAACTTCTGCTAATTTGGTCAATAAAGTATCCAACTTACTAGCAAAAGCTTCAAACCCATTGTTGGATAATACACCAGCCCCTTGGTTTTGTGATGCTTGTCCTTGAGGAGTACGAGGTGCTGCTACTGGAGCACCCATTGGAGCAGATGCTTGTGGTGCTGCTGATGAGCCTGATGACCCCGAAGTTGCTGCTGTTCCAGGAGGTTGATTATTTTGAGCAGCGGCTTGTGTTGGGTTAGGATTCTCTAATAGTCTTGATCCTAATTTCTGCTTCATCTTTTCACGGGTCTCTTCATTAAAGCCACTTAAATATTGTTGTTGTTTTTGATATCTACTTTGCTCATATTGTTTTCTCTTCTGTTCTCTAATTTCATTATAAGACATTGGTCCTTGACGCTGTGGCTGACTTGGGGCAGTTTGACTACCAGCATTATTTGCTGTAGCTGCATTTGTGGCAGCTGCATTATTTTGCTCTGCAGCTTTTCTTTCAGCATCAAGATTTGCTTTAGACTGTTGTGATGCGTCAACTGCGTTAGCTGGTGGAGTGAAAACTGCTTGAGCTTGAGACGCTCCATAAACTGTTGGTGCTGGAGTAGCCGCTCCTGTTGTTTGTGGTGTTGTTCGTGTTGGTGCTGCTGGTTGTCCTGTTGCTGTCGCAGGTAGCGGAGCAGCGGCTTGTTGGCCTGTTCCTGTTGCTGGTACTGGAGCAGCAGCTTGTTGACCATTTGCTGCGCCTTGCGCTCCGGTAGCCTGTTGTGGTTTTGGAGGAGTTGCTGCAGGAGGTGGCTGGGTACCTTCGGCCATTTCTTGTAATTTTTGCTTGCGCTTATTAAATTCTTCTTCTGTTTCTCCACTTAGTTTATGGTCATCATAGGTCATTGTACTAGCTGAGGCTGATAAATTCTTTCTACCCTTTGCGTCTCCTGAGAAAACAGCATTTTCTTGTTGTGCTGCCAACATAGTTCTTTTAGCTTCTTCTTTTTCATCTGCTGTAGCCGTACCAGAACTTAGTATTTTTTGTGCTTCTGCTATTTTTCCTTCATTCTCAGCTTTCCTAGCTTTTACTTCTTCTTCTCCTAATGGAGCTTTACCTTGAGGAGCCCCTTGTTTTCCAGCTTCTCCTGGTGGGGTTATGCCAATCTGTTTACCTTCAGCAACTGCTACTCTTACAGCTTCTGCTCCTGCTATCATAGCAGCTAATACGGCTGCTCCCGTTTTTGTGGTTAGGGCTTCTGCCTCTTGAGCTATTAATTCTTTTGCAGCGTCGTTAGCTGCTTGAAGAGCTGCCTGTTGTCCATTTAAAGCGTCTTTTAGTGCTGCTACTTTAGGATCTTCGCCCGGCCCCTTCTTCATCATATCAATATAATCTTTCATGCTCTTATCACCAATCATCATCTTTGAAGTATCTTGTCCTCTAGCAGCAAACATACTTTCATAAACACTACCCATCATCTTGGACTGAGCGGTTGGATCAACAGCCCCTAATAATGGAGCTAATTCTTTTGCCATATCAATGGTGTCGCCACTTTCCTTAGCATATGCTTCTTGAGCCGATCTTTGGGCTTGCATATGACTACCGCCCTGTCTTCTAACCTGATTATAGGCAGTATTAGCAGAATAAGACTCTTGGAAACTAACACCCTTACCAGATAGTGTTTTATTCAAATTATTGAATGTATTTCCCATCTTCCTAAGATCTTTTGGAGTTGATGTTAGCATCTTTTCCATCAAGCCACCAGCAGCAGCAAGTTTAGCAGCTCGTTCTTGCATAACATCTTGTAACTCTTGCATGATTCCACCAATGTTCTCTTTAATATCATTTGGTAGATTCATGATTTCATCACGAGCCTGTTGTGTAGCCTGAGCAAATTCAGCAGTAGTATTGGCAGCGGTCTGCATAGCATTTGACGCTGCTTTAATTTGATTTTCATCTCCACTTAATAATGTTGGTCTATTAGCTTCGGTAATTTGTTGTTGTGCTGTTGCTGCGGTTCCTGTGGCTTTATTTAACTGATTATATCTATTTAACATAGCTTGGGGACTAGCTGCAACTTGAGCACTAGTTCCTAATCTTGTTGCTCTAGCCTGATTTCTAACGCCAGCATCAGCTTGATACGAAATCTTTTCTCCAGTAGCTCTCTTAAAAGCTAGTGTACTATTAGCAACTGTAGAATACGTATCAGCATCTCTATTACGAATTTCCTGACCCTTGCCAGCTGATTTTTGAGCAGCATCTCCCATCATACCAATTGCTTTTCCCGCACTTGCTGCTTGTGCTTGTAAAGCTGCAAATACCTCTTTAGAAGAAGCCATCTTATTTGCTAATTCTGGTACTGCTTTAATTAAATCATTAAAATTTACCTGAGTAATATCTCCTTTAAATCCTTCTAAAAAGGTGTTTATTTCTTTGGTCATACCAGAAGCAATCTCTGGACCAAAAGCTTGTTCAACAGTGCCTAACATAGCTTTCTTAACAGCTGCTCTTGCAGAGTTATCGTCTCCACCCTGTGCTTTTACTTCCTGCATAGCCATACCAAAGTTTTGTTCTAGTTTACGAGGAAGCATTGCCGATTGAACCATAGCTTCAGAGCTTGATCCTGCCATAGAAGAATTTTGACGAAGAGCACCTTCAACATCATTCATTGAATATGCTTCTGGATTAGATAGAATATCTGCTGATTGTGATATTTGTCCTTGTTGTACTGCTGCCATTGGATTATCAACAGCATCAATTCCCAGTTTACCATTTTCCATTACTTTGTCTGCTCTAGCAGCAGCAGCACTTAAAGCATTAGCCATCTTCTCAAACGAGACTGTAACTTTTTGCATTGCTCTTGATAGTTTTTCGTTTTCTTTTGCATTCTTGATGGCTTCTTCTTTGACTTTTAATTCGGCCATTCCTCTTTGTATAGCAGCTTGATAGGCTTCTTCGTATTTTTTACTACCTTTAGAGGATGTTTCTTTTACTTTTTGAAATTCAACGTCAGTATCTGCTATACTACTTGCCATAGCGTTCCATTGTTCAGGTTTCATTGAAGCTCGAACTTGATCTAACGTTTTACCACTACGTTCCATTTCTGCTGCTAAGAAATTAGTGTTGGCATCAGATGCGTCTTGAGCAGAATCTGCTCTTTCTTGTGCTGTTTTACGAGGTTTGCTGGAGAACATCCCAGTTTTTTGTAAGCCTGATGTTTGTTCTTGAGCAGAGAGTTCTGTCATTGCCATGGTTGACTGAAGAGCTTCGTCTCTTGCCCTATTTCTGGTTTCGACAGAGACCTCCTTATTTCCCATTACTCCAAGCTTTTGTCCAAACCTCTTGCTCTGCCTACCCATTTTATCTCGACGTTGCTCATCTTCAAATTGTTTGCCTATTTCTCCGCTGTTCATGTAGGCATATCCGGCTCCTGCGGCAGCTCCTAATCCGGCACCAACAGCACCTCCAACCACAGTTCCAACGCCGGGAACAACAGACCCTATCATACTACCCATCATCAGCCCAGTGCTAGCACCAGCTACTATACTTCCTCCGTAGTTAGAAGCTTGTCTTCCTTCTAAGGTTTTTTCTCCTCCTAAGCCTTTTGCATATTGCTCAACAGCAGCACTACCAGCCATCGATACTGCCATTTGTCCCATATAACCACCCATACCACCCATACCGCCACCGCCCCTACTAGAAACAGGAGCGGCTGGAGCAGCTGCTCTGCCAACACGACCTCTTCGTCCGCGACGACCACCTGGACCACCACTACCGGAACCACCGCCATCCATAGGTCCGACAGGTACGATAGGTCCAGCACCTCCGACTGAGTTATTATCTAATTTATCCATAGTTCGGTTCATTTTTGCGCGAGCTAATATTCCCTCAGACCCACCCTTTCTAATGGCATCTGTGCCAGCTCCACCCTTACCAAACCCAGCATCTATTAACGCTTGTTTCTTTGATTTTCCTGCTGCTGTTTTTTCTCTTTTTTCAAAATCTGAATTTATTTCTGGTATTTGGTCTTTTGCACTATGGAACATGGCTTTACTTTTACTTCCTCTTCCAAATGCTCCATCATAATCTTCTTTAGTAATCCTCCCTGACTTTAGTGCTGTCTGAGCCTGTCCCTTTGTCATTCCTGCTAATTTTCCTTGTGTTGCAACTACTGTTCTTTGTAATCCTACAAAATTAGCCATTAATCCAGTAACACCCCCTCCAATTTTTGCAAAGCCTGCTCCAAGTGAAGCAAACATAGTCGAAAAATTTGCTTTTCCAAAAGATGCTGCAAAATTACCAACAGATAATGAAGCTGAGCCTAGAGCTTTGCTAAAATTCCCCGATAATTGAGTACTCGCAGCAGCCAAAAGAGATCCTTGATTATTTTTATTTTTAGCAGAAAATTTTAAAGTGTCTAATTGTCCTTGTCCTTGTGCTGTTTTTATTCTTCCATAACTTTGCATTGCTGGAGAAAATCCTGCAGAATTAGCCTTTCTACTATCAAGTCTTTCTAAACTTTTTTGTTTAGCTACTATTCTAGCTTGAGCTTCTGCTGCATCTCTATCTTGAATATCTTGACCTACTTTTGTAGCAGCATTTGACTCTATAATTCTTTGGCCGGTTTTTTTCTCATCAAGTATAATATCTTTTCTTTCTTGAGTTGCATCTGCTCCAACAATACCAGATTTTCTTTGCCTACGATTTGATCTTTGTTGTGCAACGTGTTCTTCTACGGTAAGTCCACCAACATCTTTTGGCTCTAAGGGAGCGTTTATTCTCTTGCCCTTGCCGTTTCCATGAAATAATCCTGGAGCAGCTTTTCTTTCTACTGCCTCTCTACCTGTTGCAGACATAGGACTATGATGAGACGGCGTTGGTCCAGTCTCCACATATCCGGGCAGTCTTTTCCCTGTTTTTTGAAAATATGCTTCTCTTTTTTCTGCTAATGTTTTAGACACTGCTGTAGCAGTAATTGCTTGAGGAGCACTGGTTGGTGTAGCAGAAAGAGATCCTGTTCTGGCAGTGGTCGGATCGCTAGACATGATATTAGTAACTTCTTTGATCCTAGCATTACTTTTTGCTTTTATTTTATTATTTTGAGCTAAGCCTGCTGCGGAACCTCTATTGTCAAAGAATTCTCTTTCTCTCTGTGATACTTCTTTGGGTATAACTCTTCCAGTTTTGACTTGTTCTTTTTTCTGTGTTTCTCTTTGAATAATAGCATTAGATGCTGTAAATCTTTCTTGTTTTTTTCTAATCTCAGCTAATTTTGTATGACTTTTAGTTTTCTTAGCTTTATCTTCTAAATATGCTCCATAGTCCACGTATCCTCTTTGTGTAGCTCCTTGATTTCTTTGTTCTACATAGTTTTGAGCTTCAGATAAAACAGTAGATTTTACACCGGGGGTTGTTATTCCGAAAGTCGTATTATTTTTTTTAGCTTCATTAGCATAATATTTCATACCACTAATATAACCTTTAGGTTTTTGTGGTTTTCCTTTATTTTCTACTCTCTCTTTTGCAGTAGCTACTCTGCCTAGTCTGTCTCTTTCATCAAGATCTTTTTGGTTTTGTACTACTCTTTGACTACCGGCAATAACATCTTCTAGGTCACTATTAGATATAGGAACACCCATTTTAGTTCTTACTGCTTGATTAGCCTGTTTCTTGGCTTTGCTTGTTGCTTTTGATATTTCTTTTTTGTCTGTCATATTCCTAATACCAAGCTTATCCTTGCTCTTTTCAAATGCTTCGTTGTGAGTTGTTGTTATGATAGATGCTGCTTCGTGACTAGCTTTCAAAGAACCGACAGGAGCTTTGGATCCATTTTTCATTTGTAACTGCCTAACAACCTCAGGTTTAACTCCCTGATATAAATTAGTGGCTAAATTTTTACTTGCTCCTTCTACTGGTTGGGACTTATTGTATGGAACAAATTTTTCTCCAGAACTTGTGGTATGTGATTTCTTATCCCATGTTCTGTTTTCATAGTGTGGATTAATACCGGTTTTATTTGGATCCCCAGTTGCTGCACGATTAACATAGTTAGCTGTTGCGACCTCTTTGGTTTTATCATATCTTGCCATACCTGAGAATGGTACATTGCGGGATCTTTCTTCTCCAAACCTTAAAGCTGCCTCGGCTACTACTGAAGAAGCAAGAGGTCCTCTCTTATTAGCTTGATTATTTTTATCTACAATAGTACGAGAATTTGCTCCTAAACTATCCATAGAACTTCCAGCTGCATTCAACCCCAATATTAATTTACCAAAAGATTGTTGTAATCTTGGAGAAACTTTACCTAATATATTTTCTATTCCGAGTATTGTTTTTTCCAGCCTTCCTAAGCCAAGATCACTTGTTGCTTTCTGTAGCACAACGTCTCCACCCCTAGCCAACTTTTGTACACTTCCACCACTCGCAAATTTTTGAACCATGCCTCCGGTGTGATACTTAGGAAGCTTATCTAAAGTATTACTAGCAACCTTACCACCCCTATTTAATTTTTTAAGAGTGTGCTCTCCAATTTGACCGGTAGCATGTTTATTAAGAACAAATTCACCCTTTTGGGCCATGATCGGAATTTCATCGGGAGCAGAAAGAGGAGAACTAGTTCCTCTGGAAAATCTCTGAATTAATCCACCAATAGCTGCTTTTTGTAATCTTTTACTTGTAACAGTACGTATAGGCTTGGGAGAAATGATACCACTATCAACCATACTTTCCATTGTTGGCTTACTATCTATACCATAACCATAAATAGAAGGATATCTTTTTCCTAGTCTCTCCAATGTTCTGTGGTGAGACATACCAATAGAGCCTTTGAGCTTGGTCTTTTCGGATCTTAGTTTATCAACAATCTCTGCAATATCTGGATGTTCTTTTTTATATGCTGCAGATAGTCTCGATGGGTACTGGCTTAATTGTTTGTCAATAGCGGCTATTTTAGCTAATGCTCGTTTTTCAGCTTTTTCGTATAGCCTAGGGGTTATCTTTTCTCTATTTCTTATACCAGAGGCTGCCCCTTTGACTATTTCTGTTGCGTTTGGATGTAATCCAGTAAAATTTCCTTGAGATATTTCTTTTCTTGTATTAGTACCAGATTCTGGTGTTCTAGGAACTGTAACAGTTTGTAATCCTGCCTTATCATAAGCCGATAAATTCTTGTCTTCATCCCCAACATATGCTTTACTTCCTTTCCCTGGTCTTACAAAATGTCTTCGGCCATTATTTTTTTGAACCTCATAAATTTCTGGTAGAGTAAAGCCTTTTCCAGCAGCACTAACATAAGCATCTGGTACCGACGCTTCTGCAATCTTCATTCTTAGTTTTTGACTATATCCAGCCGTTCGTAATGAGTGAGAATCTTTAGGATCATATCCCTCGTTTGATCCTACAACTATTATTTTTTTTTGTTTTGCATTATCTATTAATCCTTCAATGTGTCCTTTTTTAGTCATGGGAGCATATGCTCCTCTAAACATATCAACATCTTCTGTGCTTACAAGAGGTAGTTCATCTGCTCTTTTTCTTCTTTTCTTAAATCCTGGCATTAATCCTAATGTAATTAATTTTTTCTTTTCTATACCCATAGAAAGCATAGCTTCTAATTCACCACTATCTTGTGCAGCTATCGTGTGGGTTCTTCCGTACTGTTTTTCCCCTGTATTTGTTCTATGTTTTAGTTGACGTTTAAGAATTTTTAATTCTTCTTTTGTACTACTAGATAAAGCCACTACTCTATCCGAATGCTTGGCTATTTCAAGTTTTTCTAAACTCATGCTAGCTGTAGTATCTCTAACCTCAGATAGGCCAGAAAAATCTTCTGGTGTTTCTATAAAAGATCTTATGGTTTTTCTAAGTTTAGCATTATCAGATATTGCTGTTCTGGCATTTCCCTCAGCAAAAGAACTTTTACCAGCACCGGGCGATCCAGCAATTGTAACTAATTTTTTAAGAGATCCTTCTGTTCTTTTGTCGATGGCTGTTTTACTTAATAATTTTTTATATCCATCAACATCATAAGTATCTTTATCTGCATTATGAAAACCAAGTTCCCTCATGGCCTTTCTGGCTCTTTCACTATTTCTTAATTGATCACTATCCAATATTCCCATTTTTCTAACAAGCGGACCCTTAGTTCCACCAGCAAAAAACTGGTATGGTTGGGGAGATATTTTTCCTCCTCCAGATCTTCTCATTCCAGCTACAAGTATTCGTCTTTCAAAAGGACTTGGTGTTGGAGTATATTGTGGATCTGGACTCAGTGACTTAAGTGGTTCAGCTATCCTTCTTTGATTTTCGGTGGTTGTTGCTGGCTGCGTTTTTAAAGATTCTGTTAATTGTGCAACATTAGTTTTCATACCAAGTTTATTTGATTGTTCTTTTTGTATTTTTTCTATGTATTGTTGAGTTTCTGTCTGTGACAATCTATTAGTTTTAACAAAATTTTCAATTTCAGAATATTTCCATTTTGGAAGACCGCTTTTATCTAGCAAATCATAAAATCCAGTGCCTAATTTATTAGATGGACCGGTAGATAGTGGGCTTTGGCCAACATTTTCTGAAGGTACTAGTTTACTTGGTGATCTTGATACTTTTCCAGCATTAGCTAATCTTTGTACTTGTCCACCTAGTGCTTTTCTTGATCTCCTAAGTTTTTTATCTCTTAAAAACCTACCCATCTGAGCAGTTTTATTTTCTTCGGTATTAACGGTAACATCTGTTGGGATACCTTCTTTTACTCCAAACAATCCTGCTACTCCTGATCCTTTGGGTAGATCCATAGGAGTATTAATTTTACCGGTTGGATAAAAACTTCTACTATCTGCTGCCGCAACAGCTGACTCAAACATTTGTCCTAATCCACCACCTTGAAAAGTTTTCTTAATAATTGCATTAAGAGCTTTCCTGTCTGAAACTGCTGGTGTTCCTGCTCTTTCTGCTAATACTGCTGCCATCTGAGCTACAGTTTCTCTATATCCTTTTCTTGCTATAGCTTCTAATCTTTTACTTAAAAATCCTGATAATACTCCCTTCTGAACGGTAATATCTTTTGATTTAAAAGCTCCTTTTGTTTTAGTTTTTGGTAAATCAGGAGTAGCATCTTGGGAAATACCAGATGGTCCTCTTAATCCCAATACTCCGAATTCTCTTGTTGATGCTAATCTTTTAGACTTAGCTTTTTTAGCTTTTTTAGAAGCTGTAACTTTACCATACTCCGCCATTAATTTCTGAAAGCTTGGCCCACTTGGATTTTTAGCTCCTAATACTTTTCGAGCATCTTCTCCTCCTATAAGAGCATCAATAGATCTCATATCGGGAAATTTAGTTAATAGTGTTTTTAATAGAGATGCTCTTCCTGGAAAAGCTAATGGTTTATCAGTTCCACCAGATAGTCTTTGTATTAGACCTCCAATAGCATGATAACGATGGCGTCCTCCTCTTTGGGTAACAACTCTTAAGTCTCCTTTTTCTGCCCGGTCTTGCATTTCTTCGGTCCATCTTTTCCTAACTTCAGATGTTGTTCTTCTTGTCTTTGTTCCTTTTTTAGCAGCTTCAAGGGCGGCCTTTTCTCTTCGTTCTTTGCCTTTTTTTGGATCTGTATAAACAACTTCTTTAATCTGCGCAAAAGCTCTTTTAAGAGCAGGATTATCTGCAGCATCAATTATAGATTTACCAAGTGGATATAATTGTTTGTCTGAGACGATTGGATAGTTTAGGTTATTAGCAGATGCAATTAATGCATTTTTAAGAGTCTGTAATACTTTTGGGTCAGATAATGCTGCATATGCTGCGCTTTTTCTCCCTCCTCTAAATGTACCTGCGCCAGTTCTAACTTCCTTACCGTTTCTAGATATTTGTAATTGTTGTGAAAATAACTGTTCAGGATCTGTGCCTGCTATAGCAGCAATCAATTCTTCTTTTGAGATATTTGCTTTTCCTATTGTTCCATCAGCATTTCTATGTTTTAGCTCTTGGTTCCATTTTGCAGCCTTTCCTCCTAGTGTTATACCGATATTTGTTAATCCTCTTCCTTTTCTGCTACCAGGACCAAATAAATTTTTGATAATTGGACCAGGATCAAGATGCATGAATACTCCACCACTAGCATTAGTTTTACCAACTTTAATTGGCTTAACTTCTCCAGCCTCAGCCATTCTTTGTCTTTGAATTTGTCCACCATTAGCAAGAGCCATCTCAGGAAAAGCTTTTCTTACAGATTGTCTTTTAACAACAACCGAGCCTACTGGAAGAGTAGTTTTAAAGTTATCTCCTCGTCCACTACCAGGAACCATGAATACTCCGCCTCCTTCGGCCAACTTTAAATTATCTGGTTTCTTTCCGGTGCGATTTAAACTGAGGATTGGTCCGGCACCACCAGCTCTTTTAACTGCTTGTTTGCCGCTAAAAACCATCTCTCCAGCCTCTAGCGCTACAGGAACTCCTCCCTCGGAAAATCTTTGAATCTTTCCTCCATTAGCAAAACCTCTTGGAGCGCCACTCATTCGGTCTCCTGCTCCGGCTCCTCTTCCTCCACCGCCCCCCCTTATACCACCCATAAAACCACCAGCAAATCTGAATGCTCCTATCGTTCCTTTTACTGCCAACAATGCTGTAATTGCTGGTAGTGCATGTTTAGCAGAATCGGCAACTGAGATAAAAGCACTAGCTAAATTAAGAGCCAACTTGACCATGGTTTGAAATTCGTTGCTACTACCAATTTTACGAACTAAAGAAATAAATTCTTCTTGTACTTTAGTCATTTGAACAGCAAGAGCTTGTTGAGCTTTAGCAGCATCACTACTTAAAGACCCCTGTCCTCTTTGGGCGACACCTAAAGCTTTTTCTGCTGTTGCAAATTGCTGTAGCAAAGGAATAACTTTACCTACCTGTCGGAACCCACCAAGTTCTTCAATGATGGAGGAGAATCTAATGTCTCTGGTATCTAATCCTGCTAATCCCTGACTTAATCTTTTAACAGCTTCATATGGTCCAACAAACTTGCCTTCGAGGTCTGTTAATTGTATTCCAAATTGTTTAAGAATATCAATAGTTTCTCTTCTTTGAAGTCTGGTAAAAATTGTTCTTAAACCAGTAGCAATTGTTTCTGCACTTTCACGAGTAGTAGCTCGAATACTAGTAAAGACTGCAATAAATTCATTCAATGCTTGTGTGCCTTCACTAACACCCTTACTAGATGCAGCAAACACACCACCGGTACGCTGAATAGCAGTAATAATATCTCCGGCTTCAACAGCAAACTTAGCAGCAACAGCATTAATAGAACCAAGAGCACCATCTAATTGGTCTGTAGAGATAGAGAATTGTCTCATAAGAGCAATACTACCTTCAACAGTACTATTTAAATCATTAAACGATGGAGCTAATGTACTCTTTGCTAAAGCTCTTAAAGCCTGTTCTGTTTCTTTTGCTGACAAACCAGCCTGAGCTAATGTACTAGAAACATCTATTAACGAACTAGATGAAACACCCAAACTTGTTGATAATAACGTAATTTCTCTTTCTAATCCAGCTAACCCAGGAAGAGATGTTCCTGTAACTTGAGATAGCTGAACCATTTGCTTATTAAACTTCATAAACTCATCTGATGCCGCACTAATAGCTCTGGTGAATTTATATATGATTCCGGTTACTAGTGTAAACGCAGCAAATCTACGAATAGCTAGTGCTGACTGTCTTCCAAAATCTGCCATAGAGTTGCCAGATTGTTGTATTGTTTGTGCTGTTCTAATTTGTTGTTTTTGTAATTGTTGTGATTGTTGGGTTACTGCTGACATAGTTCTGGGCAAAGAACTCATATTAGCAGAACCAACAGAAGCCCCAAATCTTTTCATAGCATCAGCAGCACTAGCTGCTGAAACTACAGTATTCTTAAGATTAGCATTTAGGTTTTGTAATGATTTTGATGACGACGCAAGATTCGCAGTATTAATGTTAATATTAATGTTGGGATTAATACTACTTAATTGTTTGCGAATATTGGAAATAACGGGCTTAAGATTAGCCGGACCCGATATGTTTAATTGTGCAGTAAGGTTGAATGATGCCATGCCAATTTATTCCTTTAAAGAGAAAACCGACCCTCAGAAACTAATCCGGGGTCGGCTTTCATAAATTCAAAACAACACAGGACAACACAATCACTCTGGTGCAGGTTCTGGTTCCTTGGTAGGTTCCTCAACTTTTGGAGAAGGTTCTGGTTTAACTTCATTTTTTACTTCTTCTTCTTGTACTGGATTGCCGTCGTCGTCCAAAAATGGTTTAAATTCAACAATATAATTTCCATCTAGATCTACCTTATTGCCGAACTTATCAACAAACTCTCCACTATCATTAATGAATCTTCCGTTGTCGTCTATCAATCTACCATCTTCATCAACCAGTTTACCTTGTTTATTAATTAATCTTAGCTTTTCGTCAACGAACTTATACTTCTTCAAAAACTTATTTTCTGGTAGATTATTTTCATAATCACTATCCAATCCGTATAACATATTAGCCAAATTTTGAGCACCTTGAATGGCAACACTTTCTGTGGCCCTATTTAGATACTCTTCCATATTCTTGAAAACAGGTTGTTTCGTATCATTATACACCACGCAGGCCGATACTAAATAATTAAACTTAGCATTGTCTGCTTGTCCTTCTGCACTATGATTATCAAGAGATGATCGAGATCCGATTAGCTCTCTAATTTCGTCTCTGGTCTCCTTCATCTTCATAGCAACGTCTTTGGCCTCTTTAAGAGAGATACCACCCTGAGCAAGTCTTCTTTCTGACTCTAGTAATTCTTGCTGCAATTCGGCTAACCTTGCTTGCTTTTGATTATCCCACAATCCTTGTTCTGTAAGAACATCTTCCATCTTTGCTCTAACAACAGACTTACTCTTGATAGCATCTGTAAATGCTTGGTTGTATACTTTTTGTCCTTCTCTTTGATCTTGTAGGCTTGGACTTCTAACTGAAACGTCTCTTTCCTTACCTTCGACCATAACCTTAAAACTTCTAGAATTCATAAATTATTCTCCTTTGTCCGGTCTGTTGTTTTTGAAATAAAACTGATAGTGATACTTATAACCTTTTTCTTTATTATATAGATATTCATCCAATTCGTCTAGTGCTGATCTTAATTGATTGTTACCATTATTAAGAATATTGTTTCTTGTTTCTTGCCAAAGCTCAAAATATTCATCAGCATTTTTACTATCTTCTTGCCATAAATATCCAAAAGATTCTTCAAACTTGGCTAGTGCTCCAATCATTGTTGTCTTAAATCTTCTAGAGATACTATCCATTAAATCGTCTAGATCTTCATCTGGCTTATTTTTTTTCATATATTATTTCCTATTGTAGTTAGCTGCTTTTTTAGCCAAATCAGTATCTATAGATGCTTTAACGTCTGGCAAATCCAATTCGTTTAATTCTCCTTTTCTCTTAACGGCATTTAATCTAGAGTCAATAATAGACTTAGAATAATCATCATTAAGGTCTGAAATTCTTTCAAAATCCTCCGGGCTCTGTCCCATAATAAATACTTCCTGAGCATTCTTGTGAAGCGAAGAAATTCCTTCTTTGGTCTTGTCTTTCTTAATCTTTTCTTTTTGATACAACATCCATCCGTCCAGCATATCGTCATCATCAATAACAAAATCTTCTGGACAATCACTATGATCATACACCGAATCATACATTAGAGAAAAATTAATTAATCCCCTCTGATCATCAGAAAGTTTTACTCCTCCAGAAACACCAAAAGGATTCTTCTTATCACAATTCCATATTGATCTCCACAATCCGTCTCTGGCCAATGCTCTTAATTGTTCTACACTTATCATGCTCTGATTAGTACAACCTATTAAAGAATTAAATAATATGTATGAATTATTACTATTGAATTTAAATACTTTGTTATTTTTATTGTCATATAAACAATTGCATAGTATATATTCATTCTTGATACTACTAGCATAACCTTCTAGAGTATTCTGGTACAAATCATGCTTTTGGTTAAATATTTTAGATAATTGGTTATTTAACTGATTAAGATTTTGTCTTGAGGACTTAACGGTCTTGGTGTTCATTCGGTTTTCATAAAGACTAATCTTGGTCTTATCTATTTTTTTGTTTATCTCCTTAATAAGAGCTTCTGTATTAGGAGTCCAATATCCGTATGTGATTAATAGATATGTTAAGTTAGATTCTCTGAGCCAGCCCCCGAATTTTTCCTCTGCTATAATATCGAAATATATCTCCATAGCCCGCTGTTTAATTTCGGGAGATGGTGTTTTCAAACAATACTTAGAATTATTAAAAGTAAAATAGGTTTCTTTTGAGATAATTCTATATAAGATATATTCTAAATCCGACTTATTCATTCTTTAACTGTTTTTTTAAATCAGCTATCTCTTTATCCTTATTCTTTAATTGGTCTTGTAAAACATCCATAAGTCTTTGAGAATTATAGATATCTACATAAAGTCTTCCTATAATGTTAAATAGTTCGTCCATATAATAATATCCTTTATATATAAAAAACCAAAAGGCGGCAAAATGCCGCCAGTTGGCTTAATATAATAGTACTTTTTATAGTATTGTCAAATCACTACCATGTAATCGTTGGATTAGCAGCATAACTTCCAGCACCATCAAGCTGCAAGTAGTTATAGTTTTGGAAGCTGTATGTTAGTGTAACATTACCACCACCAGTATCTCCACCAGCATAATTGACAGATGTTACTCTGTTCTTTGTTCCAAGATCAATAGTTAGATGGTCATTACTAGTAGCTCCGCAAAGCTTAACTTTGATTTGCTGATCACGGAAACCTCCGTCAATTTGTCCGCCGTCAACACCAGCAGCACCTAAAGCATCTGGAGTTCCGTCGGAAGTTGTACTATATACATCAGCAGATGCACAAGCATAACCAGCAAAATTTCTAAAGTCATAACCACTAACAACAATAGCTCGGTCAGATCCAGAAACTCCGTCAGCACCACTACGATGCCTACCGGCAATAACTTCAAATTCACTAGTAACTTCGAATGGGAAAGTTGCATAACGACAATACTTTCCTCGTGTTCCAAGTTCTTGAATAACTTCACGACCAATTGACATGGTAACATTAACACTTTGAAGAGGATAGTCTTTAACACCAAGAGGTAGAACACTACCAGCTGTATCTAGTGTCCATCTTTGATAAGCTGATGGAGCTGAACCACTGCCTATAACACCTCTTTCGGTAGCATCATTTCCGATCTGAGCAGCGATAGGATTACTACTATCTAGCCACCTTCTGGTATCTCCAACTAGCGTTAATTGTTCGGTAGCAACACCGTCTAGTGGAAGCTGAATTTGAAGATTAGAAACATACATACCACTGCAATGAACAGCAGCTTGAGTATTACCACTAGCATATGGCACAGACTCGGCGTAAACACCAAGAGCAATTTGTACTTCATTACTAGCTAATTCAGCAGGAGCTTTATTGTTAGCAGCGGCGTGCCCACCATTTAAGGTTGTATATAACATTTGCGAACCATCAATAGCTTTGCTAATGGTGCATTCAACCTGCGGACTTTGACTTTCCATACGACCATAAACTTCAGTTTGGCCTAGTTGGAACATTGGCTCGAAAGCTACTGATGTTGAGAAGCCAACACTTTGAATACCTCGTGGCACTACCCAGTTGCCGTCTGTTGTTGTTTCAGTGCCGTCAGAAGCAAAACCACTAACATACTTTGGTTTGATTGCTAGAGCACTTGAGCCGAAAAATATACGTTTAGCCATTGTGTTGTCTCCGTTTAATTAATTAAGAAGTGGATTGGTTATTATTTTTTACACCAATATTTTAATACCATGGGAAAATTTCTAACTTGTATCTCAAACTGGCAATATAAAGATTTTGACCATAATTCTGCAGATCTATAATGTCGGCACCTTTGATATACACCACTGTTAATTTATACTCTGGCTTTTCAACTAATTCTGAGTATGAAAATCCATTAGGATTTATAGACCCATCATAATTTAATGGATATACCTCATTATTGACTACTTTATTTATATCATATAGATATAATGGTCTATCTTTTTGTTGAATTAATATGTCTAAAATAATAGCTCTATCTGAATAGGTTTCAGTTAATACGTTCGCCATAATGTCTTGATATATGATATTTTTAGTCGAACCTATTTCATAGGGTTTTAAATCAGTTCCAGGAAGTATTTCTAATACTATAGAGGGCATTTGAACTCTGTGATTAGATGTTATCTGACTAATGTTAGCAAATTTAGTAGGATCGTATGAATATTGTTGTATTTCTTTGAACCATGCTGCCTCGTTAGATTTGTAAATTTGTACATTTCTGTAGCTGTGCTCAATTTGAATATTAGATGTTAGAGGTATTGCATTATTAAAGGTTACTCTTCCCATAGGATAATTTAAACTATAAGTATAATTTCCACTACCGTTTGGACCAGCATAAAAACTATTATTAACAGAAACTCCAGAAATAGAAATTGGTGATCCAGAACCAAAAACAGAATCGGTTTCCCAAACCCAATCTTTCTTTGTTGTTTCCCATGCTTTTCCGTTAGAAAGGGCAGGATCTTCAACAGGTTTGAGCTTCGACATATCTCCACCATATAAAGAATTGGTGGGTTTTTTAATATTGGTATATGCACCTATATTCAAGAATGCCGTATCAAAAAACGACTTCATATTATCTTCTAATTGAGATAGTATATTATACTTGCCATATTTATGAATATGATAAAAATTAGTATAGTCTGGGTTCATATAAATTATCCTTGAAAAATAGATGCTATTTGTGTTTGAATTTTATCTTCAATTTTATCTAGTGCTCTTGATGCCCAGTTATTAGAAACGCTTCCGGCAAATTCACTAGGAACTCTCCAGTTTTTATTACTGTCAACCATTAATGCCATACCAGTTCTGGAAAATTTATTAGGTCCAAGAACAACGCTATAGTTTTTAACTATTGGAGCAGTGCCTCTGAGTAATAACCATTCTAGCCAAGGTAAAGAATATCCTCCCTTAGAATCTGTAACAAATGCGTTCGGGGAATTGATTGCGGGTTCTCCGCTCTTCTCAAAAACCTCTATTTTTATACCAATATTTATACCACTATTCGATATTTTTGACTGAACAAGATCAACATTAACACTATTACTCATGACTGAAACAACATCGTCTACATCAACTTCTTGTGGTAATCCAAATTCATATTTTAATCTTCCTAATTTTAATGAAGAATACTCTGGTTCATTCATCAAGGCTTCTTTAAAAGAATCTTTAATCATGGAACTAATTTTAGGAACAGATTTGCTAACTAGAGCGTCAACTTGTGGTTTTAATACAGACAATATGCTCTGTCTAATTTGACTATCGCTCTCCAAAAGCTTAATATCAATATTCATTGTCTTTGCCACATAGTTAGAATATAATTTGTATCACCAAATCCCATGGGTTGGGGTTCTGTTAGTCTGGTATATACGAATAGGGAACCATTAGTTTCTAAACTAACTTGAGAAGCATTTTTAATTTTAGCAATGTAGGGTGATGAACATAATGTCTGAATAACTCCGTCTGGCATTCTTACAGTATCAGAACCCCATTTGACGAAATATTTACTATCAAAAATTACTCCCATACTAATAGTTTCTGATGAGTCTCCTTGAGACAATCCTCGTCCAGAACAAACTGGACAAATTTGTCCTTCATTGAACGGAATACTTCCAGACACTTTAAACTTGTTAGCAGACCTCTTTGATATGGGATCGTATATGCAATTAGGACACAGGGTTTGATGTGTACCAGAGTATTTTAACTGACATGGTATGCTGAGAGCACCCTCTTTTAATAAGGCATCTATGGCCCCATTGAACACAGCTTTAACTTCTGGCGTAATAATATCAAACATATTTTATCCTAATAATTAAAGGGAGATACTACTAGGATACACCGATAAAGACACCATCATTCTGTTTGTCGTATCTTTTAAAAAAGTTGTCATATTGTCTTAAATAGGTCCAATTTATAACAACAGAGTCATCGTGCATAATAGAGTAAATATAACCGAATAATATACCTTTGTTGGATTTAGAATAACAGTAGTTATTATAGCATTTATATATTGGGTATTTTTTTTTGTGATCTCTATTATATATCTTTAAATACGGTTTAGTTTTTGTGAAAGAAATTAATAGTTTCTCATTAGAGATAATTTTACCAAATATTCTTTCTAATGCATGACAGTAGGTTCCGTTGTATGCGTCTGTTACTTTTCCTGTTTCTAATAAAGGGTATATTTTTGAGATAAGTTCTGTTGTAAAGTATTTTTTAAAAATTTTTGTTCTAGACATAAACATGCTTCCAGCCATAAATCTTTTATCTGTTGTTTTAATCTTGAGCAAAAGAGAAAGAAGGGCTATGTGTTTTTTGTTATGTCCTACAGACTTCATAATTGTGGTTTGGTCTGTTATTGATCCGATCATACTATCTTTATTTAGCACCTCTATATTTTTTAGTAAAATATCTTTAGACCCTATTAAACAATTAAAAAGAACGTGCTTCCATTCAAACTTATTAATTAGAGATTTTTTACTATGTAGTTTAATAAAATATGGATATTCTTCCTGATCAAGATCTTGTAGTTGTAGTAGAAAAGGTCCTATATCAACCCCTTTGTTTTCTACATATCTAGTTTTTATAAGACTAAAGTCTTTAAGATCTTCTTCTATTTTTAGATTATTATTATCTTTACACAATGCTATGTCTATTTTTATATATTCTTTAAGAGGCAATAGTAAAGGATATAGTTCGTCCCAAACTTCTGTGTGATATATATAAATTAGTACTGCTATCATCCTATACTTTTTTTGTTTCAACAACTTGTTTTTCTGCTTGTAAAGAAATTTCAGTCGTTGTGGGTCTTGGAATATAGTCTATTTTAGAACCGTCAGATATGGTAATTACTTTATTGATAGTATCTGCATTAGTTAATGTATTATAAAAACCTAATTCTGTTGATACTTCATTGAATTCTATATTTATGCTGTTTATTTTTATCATATTATGAACAAGGGTTGTCTGGACATCCAATATTATATTCCCAAGCAGTATTCTGATTAGATCCTATAACAGTAACTGTAATCAGGGTAACTCCAGAAGGTTTACAGAAAGAAATGCTTCCACTACCTGATACTGATCCAGTATTTACGAAAGTCTGACCTCCTCCTTGTACTTGAACACTAAAAGAATCCGGAATAGTATATGCATCATACGAGAACACTACTTGTCCTTGATTCGAAGGCATAGAGTATTGATTTACTGTGGTTCCATATCCTCCACTAAAAGCCTGAGTTCCGCAATTAACGGGAGTAGAGGATGTTGGAGTTGGAGTAGGACTTGGCAGGGGTCTTGTTGGAGTTGGAGTTACTGTGAGGGTAGGAGTTGGTGTCGGAGTTTCTGCAACCGTTGGCATTGTTAGAATTAAATTCCATGATTCTAAATAACCACTTACTTGAACATCATCGTCAAAAATAATAAGAGACCAATTTCCTACCGGAACTGTTCCAATAAATCTATTTAAAGAAGATTCTAATACTTCGTTGTTTAATTTTACTATTGAAGTTTTGTCTAGAATATTTGTATATCCAAAATTGTCAACATTATGTAAATAGGTGTTTTGGTTTGCTTTGTTAGAGAAGGTGAAATTAAAATTAGGCTTATTATTTTGTATTTTATTGTGACCAGATAACAAAATTTTATTTCCACTTGGTGGTTGTAATACTATTCGTAAATCTTGTGGAGACGAATGATTAAGGTTATTAAGAGATACTTCTATGTTCTCTATGACTCCAGAATCATAAATATTAATAGTACTAATTCCCGAGGAGTTATCTAGTATATTAATTCTTTCTCCAGAATAGGAGTAAGAGAATGGGTCTAGAATTCTAGAATCACAACACATATCCACACAAGCATCTTCTGGTATCTGAGGCTTACATAATTCCAATGGAACCTGTACTGGAACATTTTTTGGAACTATAGTAATTGTACCATATACTATTCTTTCTAGTGTGTATCCACTACCAGAATATTGTTCATTTGGTTGTTGAAGCTCTAAGTCGTAAACGGCTGATGTAAACGAATAGTTCTGTGTAGTTTTTGCAGGGATCTTGAGAACTATATATCCGTTATTCGTGGCTAAACTATAGTCTAAAGTTTTTTCACAATTACTAAATGTATATACCTGTCCAGCATTTGTTCTCCATCTTAAGAAGACAGCATAATTAGAAATATCGATAAGGTTGGAAGAACCATCTAGGTATTTGAAAGTTATTTCTGTTGCAGATCCGCTCTCTATTGGAAAATCATATTGAACTGCTGGCATATTTTAATCCTGTAAAAATTTAAGAATATAAGTCTCTGCTTCTGTCTTCGTTGTATGGTAACATAAATGGATCAAAATTATTACCAACGAATGGACTAAGAATTGCTCTACAAGCATTTGCATTAGAGATATCCCAATGATCTGTAAGTTCTGCATATAATTTACATGGTCCGTGCTCAAGAATATCCTTCCATCCTGCTAAACTACCTCCTATGGCTAATTGTGCTGGTCCAAGAGAGGCTCGTATTCCTTCCATAGCTGCTTTGGTTCTAAAATTACTTTGATCTATAATACAAGCGGCTTTTAGGCTTAATAGACTAATAAAAATAGCATCATTTTCTACTGTTGGATCAGGAGTAATATTAGGACTAACAATATTAATATTGTAGGAACGATCTAAGACAACATCAAATTCCACATATTTTGCAGCTACAACTATGACCTGTAATATTCTTTCGTCGGAATACGTTGGATTTTCTGACAAATCATTAATTAGTGTTCTAATAATAATTGGAATTTGTTTTTTCCAGCTCATTTTTGACCCTTTTCTATAGATAGGATATCTAATCTTTAATACACCTTATAGTGAAGGGGTAAAGATTTTAAATTAAGTGGCTAATTATATTATTGAAGCGTCTATGAAAGCCTGATCGACTTGAGTTTCTGTTAACCCAAGAGCTGTCGCAAGAGGTATTAACATTGGATGTGCTCGCTCTACATATGGTGCGTATTCCCACTCAACGCGTACCATATCTCTCTGGAGTTGGTCTGGGATAGTATCGATGGCAGCTTCTACTTGAGCGAGAGAAACGCCATTTCTGACCAGCCAAAGACGTATTTGGCGAGCTGAGACGCTTTCCGGAACGGGTGGCACAAGATCAGCCGCTTGGTTTATACCGATAATTTCGTCAGCCTCATTCCGCACCTCCCATGTGTGCAAACCGTTAATTAAACCTATATAAGTTGTTGTTACGCTCATGCTAGCCTCGCCCATACATGCCCCTGTGCTGTTGAAAATACTGTTGCTGATACCGGCAAGTCCGATCCAGACAACACCGCGTTCATTCGCGGCGTTTGAGTCGCAATGCCAACACCGACGGTTCTCCCATTGTAGCTCGGCGTGGTCGTTCCAGTGGCTACCACGGCAACGGCGTACCGTGACCCGGCGTTCAACGTGTAGCTGGCTGGATAACCGTCAACCGTCGAAAAGTTTCGCTGGTAGAGCGTGTTTGCGACGGCAAACATGGTCGTGTCGCTTGCCGTTCTAGCTACAAGAGTGAGCGTTGTCTCGTCAAAAGTGTAGAGTCCCATTCTCGCCAACGTTAACCCCGAAGCGACCGTGGTGCCGCACGCCATTGCGATAGAACTCACGGTGATCGTGACGGACGGCGTAAACATGGTGACATAAACTTGGTTTAATAGTGGTGTTGCGTTGGGTTGACTTCCTTGTCCTCTTGGAAAAATGTCAAGCACAGAGGGTGGCTGGTTTTCCGCCCTGGCAAGACCGGCGTAGTTCACCACTTCGCTTCCGCCGACTGTCAACGTGCCGGGAATCGACGCAGCACCCGCGTTGGTAATTGTCATCATTGCAACTCCGCCAGCCTTGCTGATTTGCATACCCGGCGTAGTTGTCGCATCTGTGGCGCCAAAGTACACAGCTCCGCCAGTCGAGTTATACCTAACACCCAGCCCAAAACGCTCGTTGTTCGGAGCAAGGAAAGTGCGACCTCCGGTCACAGAGAGAGGCGTAGCAGCGTTGATCGTCAGCCCGCCCGACATGGTGTCGCCGGTCAATTCCACATAGCGAGAGTCTGCGGTTGTCTGCGTCAACGCTCCAACATCACTGGCCGTATGGGTATGCCCACTAACGCTAACATTAACACCATTAACTTGTAAAACTCCACTAACATTAGTATTAACTCCACTGACACTAATAGTTTGTGCTAAAATTGAATTGTTATATGATAGTGACATTATTTTTACTCTTTATTATTTCTTTGTGAAGTCATATGATGGTGGATTAAAAGATGCTGTATACCGAGCTACTCCTTTTGTGATTCGGATAGAATCCATATAACCAGTAAAAAATCGACTTGTGTTATTTTCTATACTTCCGATTCTACTAATGGACTGTGTATATGTTCTATTATCAGTTGCAGTAGCCACTTGCGTACCATTAATAAATGAACGTAATGTGGAACCACTGCGAGTCCAAGCTACGTGAGACCACACGTTCTTCGATACTCTTGCAGATGGGGGTGAATACATTGCAACGCCAGCGCCGTTATTGTCGCTATAATATGCCAATTTCCCTGCGTTTGATGCGAGGTCGTTGGCTATGAAAAAAAAGGTGTTTGCTGAGGCGAAAATAAACATATCTGCTGTATATTCCGCTGGCGATGCAATTGATTCCCTACTGTACGCTGTCGGATAAACCCATGCCTCAACAGTAAAGTTTCCGCTGCCAAAGTTCAAAACATTGCCAATGTCGTCATATAATTCGATACGGCTACTCACTCCATCAAAAAACGCTGACTTAGTTCCAAATTTCACTTGTTGCGTCGATGTGGTAATGCCGCCCGCTGCAGTTATTGTCAATGGATTTGAGAGTGTCGGTCCGGCATGACTGAAGTTGTTTTCGAAATTCAACAACAGAGACACGCTAGAAATGTGTAAATCGTCCCACGACTCAATCGGCGTCCGCAGCCAATAATTCGTCGCAGTGCAAATGTATTGATACTGCGAATCGTAGGCGATCTGTCCTACCGTCCCATTATCTGTCGCGGAAGCTGGTACCGGACCACCTTGATATAATTGTATTCTTGAAAGAGGCATATTGGTTATTTAAATAAAGGTTGTTATTGGTAGGTTATAGTAAAATACACCATAGGAAGAAGCATATCATGGATGCCGCCAAACAAGGTAGCAGAGGCACAATGTCTGCATAATAGAACAAAGAAGAAAGATTGTGGTTTCGTCTATTAGGGCGTAGTAAAGGAGTGTCATGAGATGCTTACTTAGTTAAAAATTAAAGTATAAATAATTTTTGAGATGTTTTATGTAACAATATATCTAATTACAACAATGCCAGAACCACCGCGCGACCCAGTCCCAGAACCGCCCCTGCCAAGATTTGCTGGGGCGTTTGTTCCCCCACTCTGGTCAACGCCGTTACCACCCGCACCGTAAGTAGTGCCAAAGACAACTCTACCGGCACCGGCTCCGCCGCCCGGAACACCTGCGTCACACGGTGGCGTTGACCCGGCTCCGCCAGCACCTCCTCCGCCTCCTCCATAATAAGGACACTCGTCCCTTACGGTGTCACCGGCCCCTCCGGGATTTCCAGTAGTGTTTGACGTTGAGGTAGGAAAGCCAGATGTTCCGCCATTTACCCAGCTTTGTACGCCGCCCGCTCCGCCTGTTGCGGTGTATGACGCGCCCAATGACGACGAGCCAGCGTTTGTGTTGGGATTTACACTAACAGCAACCGTCACAACATGAGACCCAGCATTAAGAGTCTGGCCGGTTTGATATAGAACACCTCCGCCTCCGCCACCCGATCTACCGCCACCTCCGCCTCCACCAACCACAAGAACGTCTGCGGTCAGCGAAGATCCGGAAATGCTAAGAGTATCGCTGCTGGTAAATGTGTGATATGTATAACCGTCGCCGGGAGTCGTAACAGTACCTCCTGTAACCACAGCCATTGCGCTGGGTGTAACATTACTACTCGCTGTATACGTCCCTGTGCCCGAATCACTCACCGCCGCCACTCTCACAGCATAAGAAATGCCGTTGGTCAATCCTGTCAAAGTATAGGTAGTTGCTGTACTGCTGGTGTTGACAGTCTGAGCAGAGCCTCCGGATGGTGTGTATTCCACTATGTAGCCTGTGATCGCATAAGTACCGGGTGCAGACGGGGCGGTCCACGTAAGAGAGGCTTGCGTCTGACTTGGGGTTACAGTCAAACTAGTTGGCGCATTGGGTGGGGTTCCGACTATTGGTGTAACACTGCTACTTGCCACAGTATAAGCACCTAGACCTATGTCGTTCACTGCTGCAACGCGAAATACATATGCTGTCCCGTTGGTCAGTCCTGTGATCGTCCCACTTGTTGCTGTAGATGAGGCCGACGAAAACATCGTCCATGTTGATCCATTATTGTCGCTGTATTGCTCTCGATAATCCGTAATCGGTGCCTGAACGATCACTCCAGTAGGTGCTGTCCATGACAGTGATGCCTTGCCATTACCTCTGGTCACAGAGAGACCTGTTGGAGCGGATGGCAGAAACAAATTCCACCTAGTATCATTGTTAGTTACAATAGCTGTTGTTCCGCTAATAGAAACATTGATTCCACTTCCAGCAATTATATTAGTAATTGACAACAAACCGCTAACACTACTATTAAAATTAGTAATATCACTAACAGTATGAGAGTGTCCACTAACGCTAACATTAACATTATTAAGTTGTAAATTATTACTAAAATTACCACTAGTAGCATTAATATTACCGACTACATGAAGTTTGCTTGAGGGTGATGATGTTCCTATTCCTAAATTACCAGCTACTGAAATATTACCAGAACTTGGAAAATAAAAACCGGTTGTTAAATCATTGGATGAACTGATAGCTGGATATCCTGATGAGCCGGGAGCTATTCCATTTAAAGTTGCCACCGCTGTTGTTCCATAACCAACTCCCCAGAAAGTTAAACCGCTAGCTGGAGCTTCAGTAAAAACTATATTAGATCCGCTAATACTATATGACGAGATTGGTTCTTGAGCAACTCCGCCCACATAAATTCCCAAAGTATTAGCACTAACTGGATAATACGGTGTTCCGCTAAATGCTAATCCGAATGATGTAGACGATCCGTTAAAAGATGAACTTATATTGTCTAGTTTCGTATAATTAGAAGAAGATACTGAAGATACCAAACTGACATATTCTAAGACTGTTCCAGATGGGACACTGTTACTTAAGGTTACTGAAGTTCCATCAGTTGCAGTAAAATCACTACCACCTAATAATTTAACGCCGTTTTGAAATAAATCTAAATAACCAGGGGAGTAACCTTCACTAACATTAAAAGAAGATAGTGTTCCAGTTGTACTAATAGATCCTCTAACTCCAACAGACGAAGATGATCCTCCAACACTAGTTGATCCTATTCCACTAAGTGCCACCCAATTAGAAAATCCGTTACCTATCTTAAGAATACTATTAGTTAAATCATATCCTGGCTCACCACTAGCTAATACTGGATTAGCTGATATCCATTCTGAAGCTATTCCTTTGCGAAATGTAATAAGATCATTTACGGCCATTTAATAAAGTCCTACAAGACACAGGTATATTAGTTATAATACACCTATTGCCTATTTAAAGAAAGTTATCAATATTAAGTTGTTTGATTATTCCAACTATCACTATCAACAACAAATCCAAACATAAATAGTGTTCGTGGATTATTTCCATGACAAACTTCAACACTATGATAAAGTTCTGTTACTAAATAGCACATCATATCGCCTTCATTTAAATCATAGGTTTTATCTTCCACGTGAATTGTGCCACCGCTTTGTGCTTTACTAGCAAGAATATTGCATCTTAGACCAACAACTCCTTCTCCCACACTTGGATCTTTATGTTTGTAAACATCGCCATCATTGTATGTTATACTAACAACAACTCCGTCTTTGCCATGACCCTCAATAACTGGAGCTTCTGCTGTTAGTGGAACAGTTTGACGAATTCGATCTTGCAAGGTCTTTACAAGATTTGGGTAAGTAATATTCTGACTCATACGATTAGTAAGTCTTTTCTTTGTTCGATCAAATTCTTTCTTATCCCAGTCTCCGGTGATTCCGTCAACAAACTGACCATCAACCACAGCTTGACTGGCCCAATCCTTAAGAACTTGAATTTCTTCTGGTGATAGGAAATTAGGAACTAGTAAAACCTGACCATCAAAATTGTTTGCCATAATAATTCTCCTTTAATTTTTGATATAGTTCATTATCATTATAATACTGTTTGACCACTAATTCAAGTTGGCTCTCGCTTAAAACTGGTTTCTTATCATCTTTTTCTTCGTTTAATCTTGGAACTGGTGTTGGTAGTCCTAACCAAGCTGCACATTCGTCAATTTGTTCTGGAAATAAGAAGTATTTAATACTATCATTTATAAGTCCCATACTTTCTATGCTCCAAAAATGAACCTCGTCCTCCAACAAACCTTCTTCAACAGTCTTATTTCGTCTTGCGCAAGCGCTTCTGAATCTATCTACAGGATTTCGCACCATGCAACAAACTTCACACTCTGGTAATCCATTAATCAAACCTTGTGCTTGAAGGTTCATTATAGGATGCCACCTTTGATCTTTAAGAGATTCTGGATGGGTCTTTACATGATCTTTTGGAAGCATCAAATTCATTAATGCATGACTCCCGCTTCTTGTAACAAGAGCCAGTGCTTTGCCATTGTATAGTGCGCAAACTCCTTTAGGCATTTTATGTTTCTTTTTTAGGTTACTGTCGTGATTACGTGCTTGAATGTTGTATCTGCTATCTTTTGATTGGTCCATTCAGCACCGTCAGGAGCATTAGTATAATCTCTATGCTGAAGATATCCGTTTGTCGCATCTGTTCCAAAAGTCACCTTTGAAGCTGAAGATTCTGCTCCGCTTAATGATGACGACAAAGCTAAAGTAGAATTAGTCTCAAGCTTGTATCCTAAAACATATTGTCTAACATTAATAGGAGCTTTAGTTTCAGAACTTAAGGAGGCGGCTCTTAGATTCACGTTCTGTGAGAACTGATTTCCAGCAGCAACCGATGTCATTGAGGTTGTTCCAGAAAATGTCTCACTAACTCTTGATAAGCCTGTTGATGAGCTTGCAGGATCACTGAAGGTGTAGGTGTCAACAGTATCATAGTTTGACTTCTTGCACATTACTCTACCCAGAAAATCATTGTCGGCAGTCCCAGATAAATCAGTCCAGTAAAAATCGTCAATGTATGTGTTCCATACTCTGCTGGTGTCAGAGCTTATTGTTCCAAAACAGAAGCCTCTTGTATACCAATATGCACCAGCATAACTACAATTATTGCCGCCTTTATCACAATTATATGGATCATAAAGCTGACTAGGATTCCAACCGAATCCGGTATTGCCAAAAGCATTACCATCGGCTCCAGCATTATAGATTGATGAATTGATATCTAATGTGCTGTCTGTTTTATTCCTATTTATTTTTATTTGCGTAAGGGCTTGCGGACTGTTATTGTATGCCGCACGACCTCTTAGTACATACTTTATTTCGATATAATTCCATTGATTTAGCGTCAAAACGCTAGTTGATGTGCCAACAACAGGCCCGGCAAAATAGTTTGACAAATATACTGTTTCGCACCCATTTTTGCCGCACCAGTAATTCTTAAATACAGAGTCAAAATAATGTGTAGTAATTGCACTGTCTGGACCAGTATCAGATCTATACTGGGAGTCTTGAAATACCCAGTTGGGTCTTCTAATCTCTATATTCAGATTACTATTTATGCCTATTATAAAGTTAGGAACAGGATTAGAGTGACTAGCACTTCCTCTGATATTTGCTCCTATGGGGGTAAAAGTTCCAAAACTTCCACCAGCAGGAAGAGTAGGGTATATAGCAAAACCAACCACACCAGAAATGTTGTGTGTGCCAGTTGGCGTTTTAAAGTATACACGAGGAAAAGTACCACCACTACTGGTCATTTTTAAGCAGCTTCCACCATTTCGTGGGGTTACGCCATTACCATCTGTACTGTTGATTACTTGTATTGTACCAGTATTTGTATAGTTAAGATAGCTTTTAACAGCATCAAATGAACTATAATTTTCAAAACCGTCGTATGTGATGATTGCCATTTTTTCTCCTTTTAAATTGGATCACTATAAATATTACTTAAGAAAGTTTGAGCTATTCTAATATTATCAAATTCATTTTCAGCAACAGTATCAGTATGGATATTACTCAAAAAAGTTTGTCCTATTCTTATATTATCAAATTCACTATCAGCAACAAGATCAGTATGAATATTGCTCAAGAAAGCCTGACCTATACTTAATGGGCTGATCGGTGGTCCCATAGGCGTGGACGTTGGAGTCGGAGTAGTTGCTATGGTACTAGAAGTTGGAGTATTAGTTGGCGTGGGTGTAGCTGGTATAGTACTAGAAGTAGGAGTATTGGTTATGGTGGTTGTCGGAGTAGTAGTGGGGGTCTGTGTGGGTGTGATTGCTACTGAACTGGCACTTGGAGTTGGTGTTATTGTGTCTGTAACAGAAATAGGAGGTTTGACTTTAACAATACCTTCTATAACTCTTACTTTATTGTTATTAATCATTATGGTGTTCCGCCGTCTATAATAAAGTATTTAAGCTCTGTTGCGGGTGTTGTATTTGATGAGCCTAATAACTGATTAGTAGAAGCATCAAATCTTAAGTTATTATTAACACTAGGTTTAAGGTTGCCGTTTGTACCATTAACAAATACAAGATTATTTACGTTACTTGTACTAAGATCAACTTCAACATTATTAGCATTAGTAGCTGTTCCACTTAGATCTCCAACAAATGATGTGCTAGAGACACTAGTTAGTCCTGATACAGCAGTTGTCGTACTACCCAAGCTAACTGATGTTGAACCAATTGTAAAAGAACTATTAACTAATTGAGAATTATCAACACCACTAGCTTTGATACTAACAGATCCGGAAGAAACACTAAAGTCTCCACTGTCAAAACTAGCTACTCCCTTAGCAGAAGTTGTAGCGTCTTGTACTGAAGCTGTTGTTACTCCTGTTACTCGACCATAAGAGTCTCTTGTAACACTCTGTACAAAAGTAGTACCAGCCGAACCGCTACCATCTGTTTGAGACACAGTATCAAGATCAATATTATCAGCATTAACAACTATGCGACCAGCCGTACCAACAGCATCTATAGTATTACCGTTCTTTGTTAAACCAGCACCAGTAGTTATTTGACCAGCGCCAGAGAATTGAGCAAATGCTAGGCTAGTTGTTCCAAGAGTGATAGTATCATTAGTAGTTAGTACCCAGCCACTATCAGCATTAACAGTACCTTCAGATACGAAAGTAAATAATCCGGTAGTAACTTTAGCGTTAGAGTCGGAATCAGATGCTCTGCTCCAAGACCCAACAGCAACATCATAGATACCATTTTGACTACCCGTAGTCTGGTTCTTTACTAATACTCTATCACCAGCTACAACAGTAACACCGTCAATAGTTTGTGTTCCAGATAACGTTATGTTCACTGTTGTTGCAACTCTGGCGCTTTGTTTAACGTCAAGACCCATTCGTGCAGCATCGACATATGCTTTTGTAGCAGCATCTTGAGCACTAGCTGGGTCTGCCAAGCTAGTAATTTTGACACTATTGAATGACACATCTCCTGTAGGAACAGCCATTTGATCTAAACGATTTGTTCTTACGGCAGTATTAAAGTCGTTGATGTTACTAGCAACTAAACCGCTACCTCCAACAGTAAGATTGCCATTAACAGTGACACCACTCATTGTAGGATTATTAGCAAATACCAGCGAGCCCGTTCCTGTTTCATTACTAACAAGAGTTGCAAGATTATCGCTACTTGGCGTTAATAAAAAGTCTCTAGCATTAGCTGTTAGATCTGTAATCTCTGCTAGTTGAATAGTAGGGTCGCTTAGAGCAATAGTATAATTACCACTACTATGATTAAGGGAGATGCCACTTCCTGCTGTTAAAGAGCTACTAATGGTTAGAGTATTGTTTTCACTATTATATACAATACCAACACCACTACCAGCAACAATACTTGTACTAACAGCATCTTCAATAAGATCATTAACACCGCTATTAAAGTTGGTAATTAAAGATGCTGGAATACCAGTTATACTAATAGTCTGATTTCCACTATTGTTTGAAATACCTATTCCACTACCTTGTACTAAGCTTTTAACTCCTAAAAGACCACTAACAGCACTATTAAAATCTGTAATATCTGTAGACTGTATTGTAGGATCACTCAAACTAATAGTAGCTGTTTTTGCTGTGCTATTGTAATTGAAGGCTATTCCACTAACTCCAGTAATTGTAGAACCAATAACATCTTTAACAGAGTTACTGTCTAGTCCGCTTGTCGATATAATATATGAATTATCTCCAGAGACCGAAACGGAGATACCGCTTCCTGCTACTACATTTTTAACTGGTAATAGTCCGCTCACGGCACTATTGAAGTCGCTCAAATAACTTGAAGTTAATCCTGTAACAGATACTGTCATGGTTCCAGAAGTTGAGGCATATGATATGTTTATGCCATTAGTTCCTGTAAAATCAGCTCCTGTAATATTTGCCCAAGGTAAACTTCCCCAAAGACTAGTGCCGTCACCTATCTTAAACTTTTTGATTGTTGTATCGTAACCAAGCTCTCCTTGAGCTAATGGGTTATTAGAAGAAGCCCATAAGGATGAGGATCCTCTTCTGAGCTGAATGGTAGTTAAAGCTGGCATTTAAATCTCCGATATTTTAGGGGGTACCACAATCAAATGTATAGTGATCTAAATAATCATCAAGTCCGCTAATTCTAGACACGTCCAAATTTCCAGTAATTTTACTAAAAGGAATGTCTGGCAAATCATTAACTCCAATAATAGCACTTCTATTTAATATATTTACACTAGGAGAAGCAAACCTCTCTATCTCTACAACTCCAACAGTTTCTAAAAAACTAGTTTCTATAGAAATAATATTAGGGGAGGTATTTTCAACAACTACAGTAAAATCACTCATGGTTGACAATCCAGAAGGGTGTCGTTTTCACTAAATCTAGTTACAATTTTAACTGTTCCAAATATTAATCTTATTATTTCTTTTCCTCCTCCAGCATACATATCTTGAGGACTTTCTAATTCCAAATCGTATTTTGCCTTACTAAAATTAAAACTATTAGTGGTATTGGCTGGAATCTGTAATAATAATTTTCCTTGAGATCCTGTAATTTGAAACTTATAAACACTATAATCTGTATTAGTTGTAGAAAAAATTTGAGTTACTTCATCTTCTGTTGTCCAAACAAGTCTAGCACACCAATTTGTAATGTTTATAGGAATTTGATTACTATCTTTATATGTTAGAGCTAGTTTAAAGGAAGTTCCCTGCTCAATGGAAAAATCATATTTACTTGCTGGCATAATAATAGCCCATAAAGTATTGTTGTAAATATATCATGAAAATTTGCATTCAAATAGGTATACACCTTATTGATAAGGTATTATGTCATTCATATAAAAAAAGAAGGGCCGGGGTTTTAAGCCCAGCCCTTACTTTTAAGTATAGTCGATTAAGTTCTTAGCGTTCTTATAGAGCGCCAACTAGAACTCTACGATTGTCTAGAACAGCAAAGCCCTGCTCTGCCCAGCCATAGAAGCCAGCTCTCTTGGAACGATGTAGTGTATCGTCCTCGAAAATTTGAACTTCTTCACGAACTGGCATAATGAAGCTATCGCTCTTGCGTAGGTCAAGACCAACAACAACTTCAACCTTATCGTCGGCTGAACCATTGTCAGGTAGTGTACCACCGAGAGTATCTGTATAGAACAATTGGTATTCCTGACCAACACCGAGTTCGTCGATGTCGTGAAGGTTAACTCCAAAGATTCTGTTAATAGCACCATCAGCAGCAGTGTAGATTTCACGACGAGTTACATCGTCAACTAGATCTAGACCCCAGTTACGAATGTCTTCCATACTTTCTGGAGAGACATAAAGATCGGTTAAGATACCACGGTTATTACTAGCCGAGTTACCGCCACCGTTTCTGCGCATAACAGTCTTCATAAGACTGACTAGACGCTTTGTAAACTGACCAGCAGAAGCGTCACTATCATAAACAACGATGTTACGATCAACACCGGCTGCCATGATGGTGTGCCATCCGTCGTCGTTCATCTTCTTAACAAACTGACTTTCGAGAACTTCCATAGCACGACCAACTACGTCCCAGCGAGCATCACGAGCATACTTTAGTAGGTAGTCAATACTAGCACCGATGTCATAGGTTGGGACCATGACGTAATCACCTTCAACATGGCGTTCTGGAATATAGCCATGATTTGGGATAGTATAAGCCACGAAGTCTTTTTCTGTGCCTGGGGCAAGAAAATCAAGTGGGAACTCAGGAGTAGCACTCTGAGCAAGCTTAATTGGCTCGAAAATACCATCTAGGATATTTCCGCTCAATAGAGCTTGTCTTAGTGGCAACTCTAGAGCCTTAGCAAACTCGTGAGTAGCTGCTAAAGCGGTTTCTCTATTCATTGAACCAGAACGAACTAGAAGATCTGTTAGTTCTGGAGTGGGCTGAAAAGTTTTATTGTTACCTGACATTGTTTTTATCTCCCTTTATTTAGTTTAGAATTATAGATTGACCGATACTTTAGCATAACCGTTAGAATCTACGGCACTGAGGAACTGACCAACTTTGACGGTACCAGCAGCTTGAACTGTGCTAAGGACACCATTATTGGCGACATAAGCATCAGCACCAGCAGCAGGAGTTCCGGCTACGAGGTTGGTAGTAACTTGACCTTGACGTAGTAGTGTAACTTTGCCACCAACTTGTACTTCGTCTTTGTGCCAATTGATGTGCTGTCTTGTTAGATCAAGATCAACAACATCATTTAGTAGAAGACCAACTGGTTTTGCGCCAGAGGCAACTGCAGCATAAGCTACGACAGCGGTGGCATCATCCATAGATACGCCAACACCGCCAGTAACTACCGAAGCAACGCCACCACGAGTAGCGGTTGAATTCATGAAAAAAGAAACGTCTGTGAGAAGTTCGATACGATCTGGTTTTAGAGCCATTGTTAAATCTCCCTTAAAAAGTTATTTGGTGACTGTGCCTAATCTGCTGTGAACAAAATCTGCTAGAGCTGCTCGTGTCGATGACACGCTATTCTCAACTTCATTCTCTCCAACTGTTAAAGTAACGTTTTCTTCGACTTCTGCGGTCTCTAGAACAGCAGGATCAGTCGTTGCTGATGTTGTCTCTGAAGCTTTCTTCTTAGACTTCTTGTCTTCTTCGTCTGTCTTGTCTTCTGTCTTTTCTTTGAGCCAAGGTGGCATCTTACCAGCAAGAAGAACAACAGCTTCAAAAGCTTCGTCGTCTACAGATTCAAATTTATCTACAGTTGAAAGAGCAATTTCGTTATCAACACCCTTCTCTAAAAGTTGGGCAACTCTCTTCATTTTTTTCTCTTTCTTCATTGCTACTTCTTCAGACTTCTTGTAAGCAGCAACGGCTTCTAGGGCTGTGTCAAGTTCAGCTTTCATCTTCTTGACTTCTTCATCTTTTTTGGCCATTTCATCCTTCTTCTTAGCAATTGCTTCATTAAGCTCGTTTACTGTTTTTTCAAACTCAGCCTTAAGTTGCTGAACTTCTTCCTGATGAGCCTTTAAAGAATTTTGTAGTTCGTCCATATTTGTAGAAGCTACTTCAGTTACAGTTACTTCTTCAACAACAGGAGTGACTTCTGTTTGGGTTTCGATTTTTTGTTCTGTTTCTGCAACCGATGTTACTTCATTCATTGTACTGTTCTCCACTGTATTAAGGTTGGACTGATTTTTAGATACACCTGATATTACAAAATCGTCTTTTTTTTCTAATGATATATTATCATTTTTATTCAATAAATTATCTTTAGTGAAAATTATACTATCTGGATTTGCTGGTTTGTCAACAAAACCCTTGCCAGAAAACGTAATTTTTCTAAGAACACGACCTATTTTATAGTCATCGTGCTCACCCAATCCTCCATATGATCTTAAATATTTGGTTAAGTATGCGGTAGCTTCGTTTCTACTTAATATTTTATATTCACCAGTAGACTTGTTTATTAATCCATAATCAAACCCCTTAAAGAAACACTCCATACTTACATACTTATTTCCTTCTTCAATTTCTGCTATAAGTTTTTGTGATCTTTCTTTAAGTTCAGGAATACTATATCCACTATAGATTACAGACCCAGTTAAAATATGATATGTATCTGGTAGATTTTCTACCGGACTATTCTCATCAATTAGCAAACCTTCCATTGTTACTGGCCAATTAGACGTAATGTGTCCGACAATATCTGACTCATTATGTTCTAGATTAGTAGGCTTATCTTCTGGGGTATTTCTGGCCGCCCATACCTCTGACTTATCAAATATGTCGTCATTTTTGTTCCAGTTTGTTGTAACCAAAATGGATTGTACATAGTATAGGTCTGAGTCATCAACAGAAGCTAAACTTTTAACATGCTTTGTTTTACTGGGAATTGTAGATGGTTCTACGTGTGATGCATAGGATACGGAAGCTGAAGCTTTTATTTTTTCTTCTAGTCCGTCAAGTTTTTCTTGTTCAAATATTTTCATAAGTATCTTCTCCATTATTCAGTATACAAATATGAATAAAATGAGGCTTTGGCCTGTTTTTGTTCTTCTACTGTGAGCGTTTTGTTTAGTTTTGCAGATAATTCTTTTGACCAATTGTTATACCCCATAAATATGCTTTTTTGATCTTCTTTATCAATTGAGCTAAATATTTTCATAATGTTTTCTTGCTCAACTGTTGAAAAGGGTTGGGTGGAAAATAAGATCTTGGTCTTTAGCTCTTCTAGTTCTTTGGACTCTTCGCTAGATAATGATCTTAGATTTTTCTTTTTATAGAAGTCTAATAATATTGGATTAATAATATTGTTAATTTTATCTTGGGCGTCATTGGCCCATATAATTAAACTTGCTCCTGTTTGGGGTTTAAACACTTTGGTCTTTCGTGGCCCTGAATCTTTCGATGTTTTTGGTCTACCTTGTCCCGGTACTCCCGACAAAGATTCTGGCGAATCTTTTGCCAACTGCGTTGGTGAATTACTTGGCATCGACTGGATTTTCATCTCCATCGCACTTTTCTCACCACTCTTCTTTTTATCAAGCTCTAGGCCAACTTGGCTTGGAGCAACTGCTCCTCCTTGTAGAGCTATTTTCTTTAAAGAGTTTTCTATTTGCGGATCAAACCAAGGTCCAGATTTTCTTACCATTCTATTACCATTTCTATCTCTAGTTTCTCTGTTAAGTCTATTCTTTTCCATGTCTGGATCAAAGCCGAACCTGTTCTGTAACATTTCATCAGAGATAAGATTTCTGTCAGCTAATTGAATTAATAGGGCTTTTTCAGTCTCCTCATTAGATAGATCCATTCTATCAAATTCTATCTTTGCAGAATATTTAAAACCCATAGCCTTTTGAACTAAAGCCATTTCTTTTTCCCAAAAATCGACTATAACATCACGACCGTATTGTAGTCTTTGTGTTAGTGTTTTTAAGCTGATAAAGTTGTTGGTTGTTCCAGCTGCTCCGAATGTTCCTGTGAGAGTAGGAGGAATGCCTAGTCCAGCATAGACTGAATTTAAGTGAGGAATATATTTACCCTCACCGAGAAATTGATGAACGGTAGTTTTAGATTCTAGTAGCTCAATATCCGGACCCCATACTAGATCCATAGTACCACCACCAACATTATTTCCTAGAATTTGTGCTAGTTTAGCTGTTGCTGCTTTTGTTGGAGCGATTTTATGTTCTAGGCTACCTAGTTTAAAAATACGAATATTTGATATTGCTCCATCAAGAGCTGCCATGTCTGCTAGTTTTAGTTTCTCTATAACAACAATATCATCCATAATTGCATAAATCATAGGATAGGCCCATGCCTGCCAATCGTCTTTTTTGTAGTGGTAAACAATTGTCTTGTCTGAATCTAATAGATATGGTTTTCTATTTTTAGCTGCTTCTATAATTTGTGGAGGTAACGATTCAATTATTTTTTTCTCTGCTTCTGTTTTGGGAGAATTAATAACTTTTCTTAAACTAGCAGGAAGAGTTAGTTGATACGTTTTATTAGATACAAAAGAAGATAATGCTCCACCAGATACGTCAACATAATATGGATCCATGAACGTGTATTTCCATGGAACTTCTCTTTTTTCTACTTTCAACTGATCTAAGTCTTGAACAATAAGATCTGGGCTAGAAATAGCCTTGTAAAGACTATCTGCAACTTTAATGCTTAATTTAGCTGTTTGTCTATTTATTACTAAATTACCAGTCTTATATAGGTTGTTTAAAAATCTTTCGCTTCTTTCTTTACCTCCCACCTTTTTAAACCATTGTCTATAGAATCTTTCTATTCTTTTGTTTTTATGGACTGGTTTTATTCCTTGAACAGCAAAGTCTGCCATTAAATCGATAACATTTTTTACTAAACCCACTCTTTGATAAACGTCTTCTGCTTTTTTAATGACATTTTTAACCTGCGAAGGAACTTCTTCGTCTGGTCTAAAGTAATAGTAATCAGATCTGGTTAGTCCTGGACGACCACTAGTATTGGTGTCTAGATTAGAATAGTCTAGTCTGAACCGACGAGAACCTTCTGCTTTTTGAATTCCTTGGTATTCGTCGAGAGATTCTGATGATTTATGTAAAGCTTGTTGTTTACTTTCTAAATCTTCTCCCCATGTCACATAAGCTTCTGGATTTTCTGTAGTAGCTTCTTTAATAACTTCGCTCTTTGGATATCTTTTAGCCATATTTATTTTAATTATATTGTGATTGTATTGTAGTTAGATTACTTTGTATACACCTATTGTCTATAGATTCCCTTGTAAATATCGTCGTTAACCGCAGATGTGAACCATTCTGGTCCTTTGTATAAGTCTCCGGTGCAATTGACAATATCTCGTCGATTTTCTCCTACCATATCATATTCGACCGGGCGTAAAGTGTATCTCATTTGTCTTGCTAACATATTGGCTATTACTAAAGAGCTATAACGGTCTTTTCTTAATCTTCCCTTTTTACCATTTGGCATTTTAACTTCTGGAGTATCCCAGCGATCACGAGCATTTGGTCCCGTACTAGTTTGTGTCATTACAATAGTGGTCAATTCATTTTTCAGTTCTTCTATTTCTAGGATACATTCGCTTAAAGTGTCATAAAGATTATCTGTTAAATCTGTTCCTAATATGTCTTTACCCTCTGAGTCTAAAGCTAATCCAAGAGTTAATGAATCAAATCTTGGGAATAATAAGGTTTTATCTTCTAGGTCTTTTCTTAGTCCGTGATTAGCTTGACTAGTCCAGTCCGCCTTTGCAAACTGAACCAATTCTATAAGATGTTGTCCTGGTTGGTCATCAGTATCTTTTGATTTGTCATAATTAATAATTGGCCACAATAGAGTCTCTCCTTCTTCTAATTTAGAAGGATCGTGTAAGGCTTCTTCGATAGCAACACCTCCGCCTTGAGCATCCATTCCTATTCTAGAGCATGGAAATGTTTTCATTAGATTGCGAATTTTTCTTGCACAAAATCCATAGAAATCATATTCCTTAACAAGTCCTGTTTTTTGTCGATCTTTAAAATTAGTTCTATTTGTAGTCCAGCAATAAACTACTCTAGCATGATCTTGATAAACTTCTAGTATAATAATACTGAAATTATCTTGTTCTGAGGCTGGGTCAATTCCATATACATATTGTTTTGAAGCATTTCCTACTGTTATCGGATCAAAAATAATAGGAGTAGTATTTATAACTACTGGATTTTGTTCTGTTACCACGCAGCTTTCGATTAAACTTCTCTTAAAGAAGCCATTGCTGTCAGCTGTAAAACACGCTCCGTATTCCATATTATATATTCCGCTATGGATGGTTGCTTTAGCTCTGCTGACCTGTTTATCATCCATGAAGCCTTTGGGAATTAATTCGTATGGGATTCTGATAATTGAATAATCTTTCCAATTAAAGTTATCTGGTATCTCCCCTTTGAATAATTCTTCTAGTTTTTGTTTGTTTCCTTTACTCTCTATGATACCCTTATACCTATTCCAGTACTGAGCAAAATGCTTGAAAGAATAGTCTGCAGTACCAGAAATAATAGCTTGGTTACCCATTTTGGTATTTAATATTTCTAGATCTTCGTTCCATAATCCTGCTTCTAACATTGCTGCTCTTTTGGCTTGTTCTTTTACGTTTTGAATTGGACTAGCGCTAACAGCAGCAAACCCTGACACTACTGTTTCATAAATATCAGGACTAATAGAGGCAAATTCGTCCGCGATGATAATATGTGCTCTTAAACCTCTAATCTTACTACCATCACCCATAGGAACAGCAATAGTCCAGCTGTCGCCCAAGCGGATAGTACATCTATCAACGTCTCTTCTTGGTCCGTCATCATTCCCGTTGTAAATACTTCGCAAGATTGGACTATTGCGCCACATAGTTTCCATATATTCAAAAATGATCTTACTCTGTCTAAAAGCGGCACCAACGATAACTATTTTTGTTCCTGGATAAAAAGTACAACGCAATAAAGAATATAGGGCTAATAAGAATGACTTGCCCCAGCCGCGACTAGCAATATACATTGGAAAAGATCTTATCCAAAATTCTTGAAGAATTAGAACTTGCATTGGATGGAGTTCTATATTAAAAAGAATACGACATGTAGAACCTATGTAGTAAGGATCTCTTAGTAGTCTAAGTAAATGAAGATCCGGATTTTCTATGTCTTTTTCTAGACGATTTATCATAGGATTACTGGTTATGTCTAAAAGAGATAAATCTCCCAGACCAAGCCAAGCATCTTCAAATATCTGTTTTTGTTTGTCCTTCGAGCTCATAAACCCTTCTCATAATTGCTATGGCCATTTTTTCTGCATTAGATGCTGATCCGCAAAATAATACTTTAATGTTGAAATATACTTGTAATTCCGTTAGGTGTTTTAGAATAAATCCGGGTGTTATCTTAAGTTTATCCCACATTTTCTTAGGAACATTAGATCCCACAGGATACTGTAAAACATCATCAACATCGAACTCAAGTAAGATAAATGGATACTTATATGTTGCTATTCTTGATACAACATCTTTGAATCTTTTTTCTGTAATATTTGTTGCAATTTCACTCACGCTCTTTTTTCGTTCTATGCATAAAAGGTGTTCTAGTCCTTCTATCGAATAGTCTCCAGTGTCAAGCTTTCTAGAGGCTGTTTCATGTCTGGGAAATTCCCAGGGTTGTTGTTCTCTTGTGTCTACTATTATTTTGATATTGTTATAGTCAATCATTGTTTTTTCTGCTGTAGTATTCTAAGGAAAACTGCTTCGTAACTATCCTCCATGCCCTGTATCATTTTATGGTGATCTTTGCATAAAGTGATTCCGTTACCAACTTCAAATCTTAATCCTGGAAAATTAGCCCAGGTTTTAATATGATGAGCATTTAATTTTTTATTATTTACACATCCGGGCCACTGACAATGGAAATTGTCTCTTTTATAAACATCTTTTCTCCATTTCTTATACTGAGGATCTTCAAAATTTCTAAACATGAGAATATTCTTTTATGTCAGAGTTAACCATGTCTGCTACTAGTTCTTGAAATGATATTTCTGGTTCCCATCCTAGTATGCCTTTAGCTTTAGTTGGTTGTCCTTTTAAGTAGTCTACTTCTGCTGGTCTGTATAAGCTAGGATCTATCTGTACATATTTTTTATAGTCCAGATTAACTAATTCAAAAGAAGCCTTGAGAAAATCTAATACTGTTCTGGTCTGTCCAGTAGATATTACATAATCATCGGCGCTATCATGTTGTAACATCATCCACATAGCTTTTACATAGTCTTTAGCATGGCCCCAGTCTCTATGGATGGAAAGATTTCCTAAGCTCAAAGGAGTTTCTGTAGAATAAATTCCTGCAACAACTTTTCCTAAATATTTAGTTATCTTTCTGGTAACAAAGTTTTCACCTCTTCTTGGACTTTCATGATTAAATAAAATTCCAGAACAAGCAAATAAACCATATCCTTCTCGATATAGCTGCACCATTCTATGGGCTGCTAATTTTGATACTCCATATGGACTTTGTGGTAATAATTCGGTGTCTTCGTCTTGATATCTATTACCATCTTGATCTATTGAAAAGTTTCTCCCAAACATCTCGCTTGTACTAGCTTGGTAGAATTTTGTAGCCGATGAGTGATTTTTGATAGCTTCTAGAATGTTAATAACTCCAACACAATTAATTTCCATAGTTGTGCTTGGTTGTTTAAAGCTGGTTGCAACATGACTTTGTGCAGCTAAATTGTAAAACTCATGAGGTTGAAATCTTGATATGGTCGAAGATACTGTTGCCGGGTCTGTAAGATCAAATTCTTCTAATTGAAAATTAGGATTATGAATAATGTGATTTAGTCTTTCAAAGTGGTATGAGCTGGTTCTTCTGTATAAACCAACTACATGATATCCTTTGGACAATAATAATTCTGCCAGATAGGAACCGTCCTGTCCTGTTACTCCAGTAACCATAGCGATTTGATTATATTTTTGTGTTTTCATATTATTCAACGCTTTCTGGGGTTAAAAAGGGTTTGTCTATTCCTCCGTCATTATATTCGTGAAATTCTGTAACTTTTTTCTTCATTTTTGCAGTTGCTAACGCTAAAATTTCCATTTGCTTACCTTCTCTTTCTCGGATTTCCTCATCTTCTAACATTCGTATTAATCCTGTCCAAGAACTTTTGCCGTCTTCTATTCTTTTGATTCTTTGTTCACGAGTTGCCTTAAGATCTTTACTAATTTTTTGCTGTTCATTAAGGAGCTTTGTATATTCATTAGTATAATTAGCGATACTGTTGCGGGCAAAACCAAGCTGTGTTTCAAGGTTGGCCAATTTTGGAATATCTCTTTCGATTTCTGGTTTGGCATATTGGTCGTCCACCAGTCTTTGGAGTTTTTCTGTGTCTGATATGTGACGCTTACGTTCTTTCATACTTCTATTAATAAGAATATCTATGGTGATGAATTGTTTGATTTGGAGTTCTTCTGCAGGAAGGACGTCTTCTCTAAACTGTTTAATTAATCCTATCCAAGTATCTTCAAAATATTTTAATTCTCCCGTATCCTCGTCAAACTGACGAACTATTTCTGTCCAGAAAGTTTTTGAGTGAAGTTTATATCGAAGAGTCTCGTCGTCTTTTTTTTCGTCGTTAGAGATAAATAGTTTTTGTTCTTCAATATATCTTTTGACTGGTGCTGTGCTTCTGTTAAGATACTCTGCGATATCTTCTATGGACAATGAATCAACATTGTCTCTTATGTATTTCTCTTCATCTAGTGATAACTGTCCACGTTTTTTATTCATTGTCGGCTATTATTTGCTGTATATGTTTTTGTAATTTTTTAATATCGGCTTTATTAACCTTTGCTCCGTGCTTTAAACGTAAGAAAATCTCTCTATGCTCCCCTTGTAGGCTATGGTCTAGTTTTTCGATCAGTTCTTTATTACCCATTATATATTGGAAATCTTCATTGTCTTTATTACGGAGCAGGGATTGGTCTTCTATTGTTGTGGGCTTCATTATATTTTTCTTACTGTCATTTCTATCATACCACTTCTTATAAAGCTCACAGTCCATGTGGTTACTAAACTCTGTACATTGATTATCGGATTTTTTAAAGGTTTTGTCAAAAAATGGACAAGTTAAACAAGGCTTATCTGGTCTTTTGTAGTTATCCCTCTTGTAATTAAATAGTCTATTTCTAACGTGAGTCCAAAGAAAGTTTTCGAGAGGTCGCTTATTATCATATTTTTCAAGACCTTCTAAAGCGAAAATGGCTGCTTGTTGATACATGTCGTCATAGCTATGATAGCCGAATTTAAATTTATGACCTAATCTTTTGCTTATATTATCAAGTACTTTTAAGAATTCTTCTTCGCTAACGCCATTAGGCAGCTGATTATTGGTCGATTTTTTCTTTTTCTTCATTTTGTAAAAGTTCTGCTATACTTTTCCCCTCGTCTAGTTGTAGTTCTTCTTCCGTAACGATAGCATCCTCAGTAGCACAAGCTTTAACTACCAAAACTGACGGAACGATCTTAATATCATCAAAATTACTCATGAATAATCCCCTAAATTAAAGGTTACAAACTATACTATATTTTTGTACACTTTTTGTCAACAAACTAATCTAATTAGAAGAGATTAATAAATTTTAGTTGATCGTTTCTTGCATAATATTATCAAAAACCTATTATATGCTTGTTGATGGTGGATTTATCTAAAAATACATAGGAGACGAACGAAATGGCCACATACAAGAAATGGACCCAAACAGACCTAGATTTTATTCAAAATAATCAGAAGCTTTATAGCGATGACGAATTGGCCTCTAAACTATCTCAGGTTTGTGGTCAAAGTATTACTACCGCTATGATCAGACGACAAAGGCGAAAGCTAAATATTGAAAAGCCAAAGGGTCGCCGCCCCAAGAATCGTGCTGTTCCACTAGAACCTGTGGTTCAGCAAGGTTCTAACTAACTATCCATGTGTGGAATAGTAGCATATAAGGGCAGGCAGAAATGCTTGCCCTTTTTACTTGAGGCACTGAAAAGATTAGAGTATAGAGGCTACGATAGTGCCGGGGTGAGTTATATTGTCAACCACTCTTTAATTACTAATAAGCAGCCTGGATGTGTTCAGGACCTTAAAAATACTATTTCTAATATGGAAATAGAAACTTATATGGGAATTGGCCATACTAGATGGGCAACCCATGGAAAACCTTGTGCAAGAAATGCTCATCCTCATGTTACTAGTGATAATAGACTAGCTATGGTTCATAATGGTATTATTGAGAATTATCTGACATTGAAAGAAGAAATGTTAGAGAAGGGTTATAAGTTCTCGTCTGATACTGATAGTGAGGTCTTCTTATATTTAATATATGACTATTTGATCAAAGAGACCAATAGTTTATTTGATGCCATTAAACTAGCAAATGAGAGGGTTGTGGGGGCCTTTGCTGTGGTGGTGATAGATAGTTTACATCCTGATATTTTGGTTTGTGCTAGGCGTGGAAGTCCTTTGGTTATTGGAGTAAAAGATAAAGAATATTTTGTGTCTTCTGATCCTATGGCTTTATCTGGATATGCTGATGAAATGATAGTATTAGAAGACAATAGTGTGTGTAAAATAAGTCAAAATATTGATTGTTATAATATGAATGATCATAAGTTGTCTTATTGTAATATTCAAAAGCTTCATTATCAAATATTTAATATCGAAAAGGGCGAATATGAACACTTTATGTTAAAAGAGATTCATGAACAGCCCAAATGTGTCGAAGATTGTTTGGGTGGGCGTATCGATGGATATCGAATAAAACTTGGGGGATTATTAGGATATGAAGAGATTTTGTCAAAAGCAGAACATATTACAATCATAGCTTGTGGAACTAGTTGGCACGCTGGACTTTTAGCAAAGTACTATTTGGAAGAATTTTGCAAGATAAAGGTGGGTGTGGAGTATGCTAGTGAATTTAGATATCGTAAACCATATATTAAACCTGGAGATATAGTTATAGGAATATCTCAGTCGGGAGAAACTGCAGATACATTGTCTGCTTTAGAACTAGCTAAACAGAATGGGGCGATTATTGTGGGTATCTGCAACGTGGTAAATTCATCTATGACCAGACTAACAGACTGTGGGATTTTTACACGAGCGGGTATGGAGATTGGTGTTGCTAGCACTAAAGCTTTTACAACACAGGTTTTGTGCTTATTACTATTATCTCTATGGATAGAACAAAATCAAAAGAATAGTAATCTTGATATTGATTATAGAAAAGCTATTATTGACGGTTTAAGATCTTTAGATGAAGTAATAAGAAAATGCTTAAAGAATAGTGAAAAGGTAAAATCACTAGCGGTAAGATTTAAAAAATGCAAAAACTGTTTGTATCTTGGTCGTCAGTATAATTTTCCTGTGGCTTTAGAGGGTGCTCTTAAGTTAAAAGAAATTAGTTATGTTCATGCTGAAGGATATCCTGCAGCTGAAATGAAACATGGTCCTATTGCACTAATTGATAAAAACATGCCAGTAATTGTTGTGGCAAATAATAAAAATCAACACGATAAAATATCTAGTAATATTAAAGAAATACAGGCAAGAGATGGAAAGGTAATTACTATAAGCAATGAACAAGATATTGTAGGAAATTATAATATTCATGTTCCTTTTGTTATTGATCCTTTGTGTCCGTTGGTGTCTATTATTCCATTGCAACTGTTTTCATACTATAGTGCAGTATTAAGGGGATGCAATGTTGATAAACCTAGGAACTTAGCAAAAAGTGTGACTGTGGAGTAATAAAAGCTCTATGACTTTATATGAGACGCTGATAGAATCTTATTTAAAAAATTCTGTTAATGATTTGATGTATCAAAATCCAGATACTATTAAAAGAGTTTGTCTGGAAATGAAAAGCAATATAGAAAATTATGCTAAAGAGAATTGTAAAGTTTATGAATCTTTAGATCCTTCTTTTGTCTATACTAGACAACAACTATCTGATAAAGAGTCTTGGGTTTCTAAAAGCTTACCTCCTAAAAGGATAATAAATCAAAGTACTAGTGGGAGTACGAATGGAGAACCATTCGGTTATTATAACGATAAAAAGTATTTTGATTTTATTCAACGAAACTCTGAGTTTGATTTGATATTAAAAGAATATGACTTGTATAACAAGCCATTAAAAATATTAAATCTATTTAATCATTCAAATAATCCTAAGGTCAATAATTTTTTCTTAGAAAGTCATAATTATAGCCAGCGCAAGTTTCATAATTATGGAGCATCCGATGCTACTACTTATTTTATTAATTTTGATAGTTACATAAGCCATTCTGATTCTTGGCATAGTCAATTACTAGAGTTTTTATCAGAATATGAATTTGATATAGTATTAAGTTCTGGACCAGTAGTAAATAGAATAGCAGAATATATAAAAAAACATGATTTTAAAAAACATTTTTGCTATTTGTTATCTCATACGTCGGAGTTTCCTATATTAAGAGACTTTGAGTTCTTAAAGAGCAATGGAAATATATCTTATAACTGTGATCATATGAGATGCTGGGATGGAGGAGCATCTTTCTTCACTTGTAAAAATGGAACATATCATTTGAATGATAATTTTGCTTGGGTCATTGAGGGGCCGGACAATAAAATGATTAGTACTGACTATTTTAATCTGGCTTCTCCTTTTATTAACTACTGGAATGGAGATCTTTGTGAAATAGATAGTGAATATCGTAAATGTAGTTGTGGAAGATATTATCGACCATTTAAAATGCTACAAAATAGACCCTTTGCCCTAAAAGGTACAACAAAATTGACCACTATAAAAGAAAAAATTTCACAACTGTCTTTTAAAAAAGACTTAATGCAGGTTCAGTTTGAAAATTTGAGAGTGTCGATAGTATCATCTCGAAAACTAGAAGATAATGAAAAGGATCAATTACAAAACATCTTGAAAGAATACGAAATATTTTGGAAATAACCCATGTGGGGGGTGTATAGCTTATCGTCTCTACTAGTTGTTATAAGGCTTTAAGGGAATTTTGTTTATGATATATAATAATGATGGGCCAATTTATAGTGTTTTATCAGGCGGAAAATGTGGGGAATCTTGCACCTTTGTTTGCGACTGGATCGATGATTCGGGGGGCATGTGGATTCAACAGAGTACGTGTGGCATTCCAAATTGTAGTTGTACATATCCTCCTATTAATTGTACGTATGGTGGTCAAACAACAACAGTTGAATGTACGTATTACGAACCTGCACCTTGATATAATCTTGCCAAATACCTCAATGGTCTCTATTATAAGTTAAAGGAGACCAAAATATGATTAATGTTAATAATGTGGCTGATGTTCTTCCCGTCCTGGTAAAAGACGATGAAATTTTCAACAGATTGAAGAATGACTTTTCATCCATACTAGCGGATCTTGTTACTTTTAAGGATAATCCTAATTGTTCTTGTAGAGGAAGAGTTTTTAAATTCTTTACTGAACATCTAGAAAAGAATCCTGGATCTTTAGATCAATACGTTAAGGATCCTGTTGAAATAAATGTTAAGTTGCAATCACTAAGTGAAGAGCGAGCTAATAATAATTATGCAGGAAGGGTGTTCATTATCGACAGGGGAGAAGAAGCGTGGGCAACTTTTGCTGGAACTTTACCGGGCAAGATGTTCAGGATGTTTAGTGTGGCTGAGAGGGAAGATAAAGTTGTAGTATATTTTCTATGAGCAATTTTATTATTTATTTATTTTGCTGTTTAGCAATTAGTTATGCTTGGAGTGATACTGAAGCTAGTAAACCTTTAAGGAATTTGGTGGCTCGTGTTCCTTATGTGCGAAAGCCTTTGTTGTGTCATGAGTGTGTTAGCTTTTGGATTAGTCTAGCTCTATCATGTTTTTTGAATCCTCTTGCGAGCTATACATCTCCAATAGTTAGTAATCTGTTGAGTGCCTTTTGTGGATTTTTTATTAACATGATTTTTGTGCGAAAGCATCTGGTCCCTTATAAAGATTAAATAAAGTCTCCCCTGTTTAGGGGGTGTCTTAAAATAGTTCTCTTCTTTATGAGAAGTGTATTAATTTATGGAGACAAGAATAATTTATTTCTAGGATTTTAAAAAATGACATATAGTAATAATGGACCAGTTTATAGTAATATATTATCCAAAGAGGAATGTACTGGACAAGTTGAGTACGTGTGGACTTATGATGACGGAGGTAGTTATTGGAGCTATAATTCTGGTTCGTGTTCCGCAGTTCCTTTCTGCATGTCTCCACCTCCTTCATATAGTGGCACTGAAGATGGAGAAACTTCTATTAGGACGTGTAGACTATCAGGCGCTTGTGATAATTGCCCACCAGGTCATATTAATTGGGGCCCTTGGGCGATAACCAATGATGGTCCAGATGGTGACATTTGCAGTAGGTATGGTCAAACAACCAATTGTGATACTTATGGAGACTGTCGGGGTGTGGGATCATTTATAAGGGGTACTGCTGACTGTGGCGCTGGTTCGCCATGCGGATGTTGATAAAATTAACTAAAGCTTGACGATTGTATGTGTCGATGATAGAATGTGGAAACTGGCCAATTACTTTTAACATCAAGGAAAAATTTATGAAAATGCTATATGCTGGGATGATTTTTTTGTTTCTATCAATGTCAAATGCTAATGCTAATGAGTGGGTTCCGTATAATCCTCAAAGGATTCAGCCTGTTGTTCAACTTCCGATGATTCAACAGTATCCTGTTGTTGCTGTTCCTGTGGTTGTGCCTCTTATGGTTCCTTATGTTCCTGTTGTGACATATAGTTCCATTTTGGTGGAACAGAATCAGTGGTGTTTGTTTAAAAGATACGAATGGGTTCAGGTGCCAAGAGTGCATTATGTTCCTATGAGTAGATAAATTAAACTGGCCAATTATATAGGGTGGTGCCTACTTCTTTTGGACCACCGCGGGTTTTCTGTAAAAAATCGACGTTACCTTAGTAAAACAGAAAAACCCCCTTACCTAAATCCATACTGGATAAGGACTTACGTTAATATCGACGGCAAAATTTGACGTAAGTGCTTGTCTGGTAAGGGTTTACAATAAAGATAAAAAAATATCTGTTTGGCATGAAATTATATTTCAAAAATTCCAAAGATTTCTCTTGAAAGCGTCGATAAATACTGTATAATGAAAGCACAAGAGAACAAGAGACAACAAGAGGACAAGAAAATGGAAAACCTGATCGTTCTGAACACTGTGGCTGA